AACCCGCGGCCCTATTCTTACCGGGACTTTGCCGCAAAAAATCTTTTCACGGTGAAATAAGTAAAAGCGGGCGGGTGAAAGCCCCGCCACCTTTCCCCATTTAATAACGAGAGAATAAATGTCCGATTTTGAAATCTTCGCCTTTACACCGGAACGCCAACAAACGGCCGAAATTATTAAGTTTCCGGTCCCTGATACTGTTGGCGTTGCTCCGCTTTACTTTGTTCTGGATGGGGAGGATGAGATCTGTACTATGCTCAACTTGCCGAACGCTAGAAACATTGCGCGGCTTCTAGCAGCGGACTGGCCCGATCAAGTGTTCACGGTTGTGGACGAATGGAATGTGGTCCTGTTTACTTCGGGGTCCGAAGTAAACTAACGCTTGACAAACCCTAAGTCATTGATTTCATTGATGATTTGGGGCCCCTCCAAAAAAGCCTTATAAATCAAAGACTTATGCAAGACAATCGTAGGGCGTATGTGGCGCCGATTTTACACCTAAAACTCCCGCCTGTCAAGAGCGAGAAACATTACAAATTTGTAATGAAGAAAATGCTTGCCTTTCTGCTAAATTGCGCGTATTATAATGAGACTGAAACAAAGGAGGCCGACATGGGCCAAGGTTACGAAATCTTCAAAGCACGTTCCGCCAAGCAAGCCCCCATCGTCATTTTCGACCTTGACGGGACTGTGATTTGTTCGCAACACCGCCACCTGTCCAAGCCGGACGGCTCGCTCGATCTAGCGCATTGGATTGAGAACTGCACCCCGGAAAAGATTTTCGCGGATAAGCTGCTGCCGCTGGCTCGCTCGATGCGTGCGATGCACAAGGCCGGTCATCACGTCGTCATCTGCACGGCTCGCGTTATGAGCGAGCATGACCTCGCCTATCTGGCGAATAACGGCCTTCCGTATCACGGTCTGCTGTCGCGGGCTGAAGGTGATCGCCGCGCGGATGCGGAAATGAAGGTTTGCCTTCTTAATCGTTATTTGTTCAATCTGGGTTACGGCTCAATCCGTGAAGCAAACTGCATCATGTTTGATGATAACTTGGCCGTACTGGAAGCAATGCGCCAGCAAGGCGTTATCGTTATCAACGCCACTAACGAAAATGCACGGAGGGTTGCATGACGATTATTGCACCTCGCCCTGACTATACTTGGTCAGATGAAATGAGCGAGGCCGATAACGTCGGCCAGCTTATTCAAATCATGGACGAAACCGAAGATCGGTGGGGTGGTTACGTCTATGATTACTACTCTATGGCACATTGGGTGCTGACTTTTGTTAATGAAAATACTTGGGAGGTAGGACCTTAAATGCGTAAGATAATTTTTCAGGCCCACGCTGATACTGTGGGAACCGATACGGCGGAGATTGTTCTTTATCCCGACGATGTAAAGGACAAGGAACTTGATGACGATGTTCAACAGTTTGGGCAGAATCACTGGGATAGCTACGACTCTTCTGAAACTGAGGAAGAAAGCGACGAGTATTATGAAGCTTGCGATGCTTGGTGGGAAGATTACGACCCAGTAAAACACGCCGGACTGGTTGACGACCCGGACGAAGAATAGTCGGATAAGCCCTTGAAATCGTTAGATTTTTGGGGCCCCCCGAAAATTCCCTTATAAATCAATGACTTAGCGGCTTTCCGCCTCTACACGAAAAACCTAGCCGAGTCAAGCCACGCAAACATTACAAATTTGTAATGAAAAACCTGTTGTGTTCTTCGGCCCGTTTCCCTATATTCAAGAGGTCGGGGGGATGGGCCTCCCGCGCAAAAGGAACTAAAGAAACATCATGGCTAAACAAGCTGTCTCGAAATACACCGCCGCTATGGAACAAGCTATCCGTGACGAGCCGGTCCTGAACCAAGCCGTCGCCAATCGTCTGGCCGCGTCTTTCGGCCCGACCTTTACGGGTCGCATGGTCATCGCGAAAATTAACTCGATGAAACTGCCCTATCAGAAGAAGGTCGCCACCACCAAAACGGGTGAGCCGGTCGAACGCAAGGAACTTCTGGTTGCGGAGATCGCCAAGTTCGTCGAGGGTAACCTCGATGGTCTGGACAAGGCTCCGAAACCCGCTCTGCAAGCTATCCGGGACGCCTTCGCGGCCTAACGGATAGGGTTAACTATTGAGGGTGGGGCCGTCAGTAATGGCCGCTCTACTAATAAAGCGAGAATAGCCTTCTACATGGGTCAGGTTCTCGCCACCCCGATAGTTACCACATGAACAGCGGCCCTCCCTCGCACTAAGGGAAACGTGGCTCTGTTGAATGCGCGATAGTGGGGTCGAACCCGCTCGCCGTTCTTGTGGTAACTATTCTCAAACAAAAAGGAACTAAAATGCAACTTTCTCCCTCCACCATCTCGACCATCATCGCCGTTCTGTCCGCTCAAGGCGTCAACGTCACCGGCGATCAAGTCCGGTCGGCTCTGGCTTCACTGGTTGGCGAAACCCCGCCGCCCTCGCCGGTTAATCTGCAACCGGGCGAAAAGGTCATCGTTCAGAACCACGCCGACGGCGAAACCGAAACCTTCAGCACGATCGACGCGGCCCGCGAATACATCGTGGACAACTCGGAAACCGGCTATAGCGGCCGCCTCCGCGACTCCTCGGACTTTTCGGCTTACATCGTTCGCCGGAAACTGAATGTCGAACTCGAACAGGCAACGACTGTCACGTTCGAATAATAAGGCTTGACCGTGGCTTTCGGGCCACGGTCTCCACTTTTGGGCTTGACAATGCTAAGTCATTGAAAACGTTCAACTTTTGGAGCCCCTCGCTTTTTTCCTTATAAATCAAGGACTTACGCTGTAACAATACGTGACTAGCTTTCTTTCTCAAATGCGATATTATGGACCTATGAAAATCACTGCCTGCAACGAAACCTTTTACAATGCCGCCGTTTGGTATGCCAACGCGCTTGGTATCGCTGACCATGAGTTTGACCTAACCATTGATTACGCGGACAGCGTGGATATGGTTGGCGCGGCACAAATCCTTTATCATAAAGGTGTCGCGGTCATTACCATGAACACGACGCAAGATGAAAGCGACGACGAACTAGAACTGCTGGCGCATGAGATGGTGCACCTGAAACAATATGTTACCGGACAAATGATTGACCTGCTGCTGACAGGGGTTGTCATTTGGGAAGGCACGGCCTATGATGCTTGCACTGACGCGAACTCGTGGGCCTACTGGAACGCCCCTTGGGAGTTGGAGGCTTTCAGCCGTCAACGTGGTCTTAACTGGATGAGGACTGTTAAAAATGTGGCTTGATTTTGTAGAAATGAGCTGGGATAACGATGGACAGGAGGGCCATTTTTCTTTTGGCATGACTATGGCCGATGCTCAAGAAATCGTGAACAAAGGTTCGCTTGAGGACCGCCATGCTGAAATCATCGTGGCAGCCGCTAAGTATTTGGCGGCGAAGGACGCTCCGTTTTTCCGTGATACTAACAAGGATGAAGACTAATGGAAGCGAATACCTACCTTTTTACTGAGGAACAACTGAGAAAATACGCGGAAAACTGGTTTCTGCTCGCCTTGGATGACGTAGGCACGTTCGATGAACTGTGGGCGATGCACGAACGTCAAAATAATACTTGACAGGGCGAAAGGGAGGGTCTAAAGAGGCCCTCCCGCTAAGTCCTTGAATTCATTGAACTTTTGGGGCCCCGCGGAAAACCCCTTATATATCAAAGACATAGGTACGGGGTTGGAAAATGCCAGCAAAAACAAACACTTAGCTAACCCATTGATATTGCTCACTTTTTTGCAGGGGCCCCAAAAAGCTAATGAAATCAAGGACTTATTTCAGCTCTCCTGAACTTAATGTTAAACCTTAAGAGTTGGCGCTAAGTCATTGAAATCGTTCAGCTTTTCGGAAAAGTGCGCGCAGCGCCGAGTAGAGTGTCAAGTCAATTTTCAATTTTGCCGCGAATAAGTGCTTCTGCGCCGGGGCCAGTGCGAAGTCAAGTCCTATTTTAACGAGTGCCAAAATAAGTGCTGCGTTTTGCGCCGATTTTACAGTGCGAAAGCAATGGTGTCAAGATTACAAATTAGCAAGTGCTAAAACAATGCCGCTAGCATGAGTCTCGGGCATCAAAACAACGCCTGCTGCGATTTTTCTTGATTTTCCCAGTCAAACCCCCTATTATTAGAAAGTCAAGAGGGCGAGGAATAGTCCCCGCCCCAGCAAAAAGGAAAACTACCACTATGGCTAAGCAAGCTAAGACCTCGAAGTACACTGCCGCTATGGAGCAGGCCATCCGCGATGAGCCCGTTCTGAACCAAGCGGTTGCCAATCGTCTCGCCACCGAGTTCGGTGTTGAGTTCACCGGCCGCATGGTGATCGCGAAGATCAACTCGATGAAGCTGCCCTACGAGCGTAAGGCCGCGACGACCAAGGCCGGCACTCCGGTTGAGCGCAAGGACGCCCTGGTTACCGAGATTGCCAAGTTCGTTGAGGGCAACCTCGACGGCCTGGACAAGGCCCCTAAGGCTGCCCTGCAAGCCGTTCGCGACGCGCTGGCTGCCTAAGCATCTTGGGACCGAAAGTTAAAAAAGTTCTTGACTTTCGGTCCCACTCGCGCTATACTTATTAAAGATGAGGAAAACGAGGGGCCTTCAATGGTCTGAGTGTTTATACTAGACGAGCACGCTTTAGTAGTGGTCGAGTGGGCCTGAGGGAAGGATTGACCAGGTTTCCTTATTTTAGTTCTTGACTTTCGAGTCGAAGTTTAGTATTATATAAGACTGAGACGGGCGCAGGCCCCACCGTGCTTCGGCAAAGATTGAAATAAGCATGTTTCAATGTCTCGAAAATAGTTCTTGACTTTGCAGTCAACTTGAACTATACTTATTAAAGATTGAGGCGGGCCCGACACTAAGTCTGTTTTACACAAGTCTTTCCCCAGGTGGGTCTTCTTGAAAACAGCACTGGTCACCCGCGTAATCTGAAAAAAGTTCTTGACTTGTCCCGCTGAATGCGGTATAATAGAGAAAGCCTCCCGGGCGGGCTGCCAATACACCGGGACCAATTTGTGGGGGAGGCAACGCAAGCTGCCCATCAGCGCGACCTCCCCCATGTACGAAATTGTGGTACCTATGAAGCTAATTAGGTAAATGACCGTGAGCGGTCCCAGCCACTCCAAGTTTGCCGAAACTATACTAATCTACTTCGAGGTCAATGGGCAGGGAGGTCGTACGCCCTGTTTATGCGAGCATACATCGACCCTGGTAGAGACCATCCCGAATAGGTGTGCACAGCCTAGGTCGGCTCTGGTTCCATGATAGTAGGCAATTCAATAGGCTACGGCCTGCGGCACGGATTTACATGGACTGGAGCGCTTGCGCGACAGGACTAACACAATTTAAACATCTAGCTCGTGAGGCTAGACTGTCGTCGCGAAAATTTGAGACTAGCAGATGCGGAGGAGTCAAGCTGTGAGGCCGGTTGCAGGTGCGAGCAGGGACAGTTCAAGGATCGCAGTGTCTACCCGAAAGCCTTGCAACGGTGAGTACGGAGGGGGAACTTGGAAGGGTGATCAACCAACCTTGGAGAACCTGTCTCAAACCGCTTTCTGATGAGGCTGTAAGGCCGAAATGTGGAGTTGGCACGAAATTGAAAGAGGGACTTTGCCAGCCCTCACCACATAAAAGCGTGGAATAAGTTGTGGGTGCGCGTTCTGCGTTATTGAGTAACCCTCCGTCCTAAGGTTTAACGATTAAACCCAGTGGGTCGAAGTCATGAGCGACTTGCCGCGTTACTAGTGCGTGAAAATCTAGCTAGAAAGGCCAGTGTGCCCGACAAACTAGTGCGGTACTCCCGTCTGGAGTGTAGGTTGTGAGTTAGCCGAATGTAGAACTCTCCGTGTGGAACCCGCGTATGAGACCCCGGAAGATGGTGCCGTGCACATAGTGCTAAAACCTCGCGTGATTGCAGCTGCAATCAGACCAGAATAGTTCGCAGTAGTTTAGGTGCAAGTCCTAATGGTCAATTCGGCGCTAAAGGTACTTTAGCTTAATTGTACGAAACCAGGACGTACTGCCATTCAATCCGACCTGTGAAGGTCCGATTATAGGCTGGGTCTTTAGGAACAAGTTCCTAAAGTTAGAGTATACCAGAGCGCAACACGGGCACGTCCTGGAGTTGGTCTGCGAAAACCTTATTAAGGACAACCATAACCGGAACCGAGCTGCGGCTCGCCGGAGGCGGCTTTTATACCGCTCAGAACAAGGGTTTCACCCGCTGACCGAGGTCAGCGGGTTTTTTCGGCAGAAAACTAACCCGAGTGGAGGATAGGAGCGATCCATCTGATAGTAATGATCGGGAGCGGCCGCGAGAACATGTTTTAGCAGGATAGTTGCAACTATCCTGCTTTTTTGTGTCCATTTCATTTAATTTGGGTCAGCCCCTCCCCACCCTGGTATAATAGCACAGCTTTTGAAGCGGGTCAAGATTATAAATTCGCGAGAGCTGAATTTTCTGCGCCGAGCAGTAGTAAGTCAACAACTGTTTTACCGCGTGTTGAAGATGATTTGGGAAAACTTGGGAAAACTTGGGTTAAGCGGGTTTCGGCCGACTTATTTCGAGCTGTGCACCGTGATTTGAAATAAATGCGCCGAAATTGCTTGAGTCGCCCAATAACACCGTGAAAATCGACTCAGGTGAATACTTATCTTGACTTTGATGTTTGGGTAATCTATACTTTAGACTGAATCGGAGAGAAAAATGCGAGAACCTACACAACAAGAGATTTGGGAGTGCGAAGATCGCTTCAGTATGGCAAATGATGTGGCTGATGTAGATATTTCCTTAATTGACTATACGGAAACAGGCTGGAAAGTTGATATTCACTATAACATTATCGAAGATAATGAAATTGTGGACACTGTGCTTCTGGGCGGGTTTCTGTGGCTAGACATAGCTGAAGATGAGTTCCATCTCAACACTGACGGGAAGGTTTACTAATGTTTGAAGTAATTTGGATGCCCTCGGGAGAAGTTCATAGTAATCACTCTACTGAAGAAGCTGCCCGTAACTACATCGAAAACAACTTTAGCATGATTACTCGTCAGTATTATGGCGTGCGCTTGTGTGAAGACCGCTGGCCCGAATATGAATCAGTTATGGAAATGGAGAAGTATCAGTGATTCGGATTAGTATGATGGCCGTACCTCAGGGTATCGGTATACTGCGCTTTGATATTCTCGCTGGTCAGATTTGGACCTCTGACTGTGGCAACTTCCACTGTTACTGCCTGGAAATGGCGGACGAGACTATTCATCAAGGTCAGTTCGTGAAGACCTTTAGCGCACACAAGAACCCTTTCCGCATTCTAGCAAAAATTTATGAGGATATTCAGAATGGAACATGAAATCGACGAATACTACGACACGTATGGGCGTGAGTACGGAAGCTATTTCACTGACGAGATTGATCTCATGTACTGCCATTCGCAGTATGAAATCATGTTGGCTGGAGGAATTGTGCCCGAAGAGGCTCTGATTGCTATCAAAGTTATGATGCAGGGTGCTGCCGATCAAGCTGAGTGGAATATGGTCAACGGCTATGACGACGAAGATGGAGAAGATTATTGATTAAGCCTATTTCACCGGACAATATCGCCAGTGCTAAGGCGGATATCTTTCCAGATTATGTAATTGAATCTGTAAACGAGCTAATTGCAGCCAATTTCAGTGCTGGGAGCGCTAACTTCACACAGGACGAAGTAATTGACGCGATTATGTCAAAAGCTGGTGACCTTACTAGAGCATTTATCTTCTCTAAGGGTTATCTCAACTTCGAGGAACTCTACGAGGCTCAGGGCTGGAAAGTAGTTTACGATAAGCCGGCCTATAACGAAAGTTATAAGGCCAACTTCACATTTATTAAACCTCCAAGAGGTTGTTAATGTTCGACGAAACTGGAAGCACTTGGCGTATCATTGATACGAAGTATAAAGAAGATATTCAAGGCGGCTTTAAGACTGAGTTTGCCGCTCTTGAGTTCGTACTGAAACACTTGGGCGCGTCAGACGCTCAGTTTATTATTCGCAACTATGGAGTGTATAACCGCTAATGTTTGAATTCAAGATTGATAACGCACACGCTGCATATAAGCTAATGCAGGATGGCTGGCCAACGAAGATCGTAAGTCTCGTTGGCCCAGACATTAACTTCGAGCTGCCTGAGCAAGGCGACCATCACATCATCCGAGTTTTCCATGATTTCGAGGGTCCAGTTGACCCAGCTACGCTTGCTGGCACGACTTGGGACCTGAAAGGTCACGATGTTATTCTGCCAACAAAAGACATGGTCTTTGATGTTCTGCAGCACTGCTGGGACCTTAAAGAGGGTGATCGTCTACTTATTCACTGTCATGCAGGGCGCAGCCGAAGTGCTGCAATGCTCATTGGCATTATCTTTGACCATATGCGCGGCAATAGCATCGAAGATGCTCGACGTGCGCTAAAGATGGTTGAGAAGGTGCGACCTACAATGATTCCTAACCGTCTCATGATTGAGATGATGGATGAGATTATGTGCAACTCGGAGAATCAGCTCCAGGTTGTTGTTAAGGAATATTGGGATTCGTATGTCGGTGCTGATAAGGACCTGCGTACTAAATATAGCGGATGGAAAGCATGAAAACAGCTAGACAATCGAACGCTGTTGGTTATATATTAGTGTTTCTTATAGGCTACGGAGCATTGTCTCTTTTCTTCGATATTTTGAGGTTTATTTCCTGATGATTACGATTCCAATATGGCTTTGGTATACTATGTGCTTTATTTGTGGCTCATGGGTAGTGCTAGTGATAAAGGAGCTTAAACGCTAATGCACGTACTGATCTACAAGGGTGATGAGTATTGCTCGGTTATGGGTATTTGCTTCACTAAAAAAGGTGCGAAAAAGGTTCGTGACCGTCTAATTAAACAGGACTGTAGGAAGTACCCGCAGTTCAAACATCGTCTACAACAACAAAAAGCTGCGTATGTAATTACGCAGCCTCAGAAGGGTCATAAAGATGTTTATTCTACTTGAGAAATCCAAGTTTAAATGGGTAACTCCAGATGGCTTGGACGCAACACCAGAGTTCGAGACTGAACTAGAAGCTGAAGAGTTTCGGGATGAGTACAACCTTGTCGATGCAGCAATTTTTGAACTAAAAGGGTGGATGTAATGAAATTTGAAGCGTGGAAACAGGAACTTAACACTCTCTTTGTTGGGGAGTTCGGCATGGATAGTGATAGTTTCGAAGACTATCTCTGGCGAGACGCTTGGGAGGGCTGGCTCACTCCGGAGCAAGCTTTCGATGACTGGATGGAATATGTATATAATCGCTAAATATAACCTAGGGGCCTACTACCCCACTCCGTGGGCATTTCCCACACTAGAGCACGCTCAAGGTTGGATTATGCAAAACGCTTTGCCCACGTATATTGTCCTATATTTGGCAATCCAACAAGCTCAGGCTGCCTAATTGGCGCGCTACGCGCGCAAGCCTAAAGATAGCTTTTCAACCCCGAAACTAAAGAAACCGATTAGTCTTTCGACTAATCGGTTTTGGCTAGCGCGGACCGGGTGCTCGTAATAGCATGGTCCAAATTTACGTCATGGAATGGAAACTTCTCTTAAAACGTAGATAAAAATTTTCATAGTTGGTAATTGCGTAGCAGACATAGTGGTAGCATCGAACCCGTAATATAGACTTAAGAACTTTGTTTAGCTTATATCACGTTCGAAGTGGCTTATCTTTAGCTTGTCGAAGCTCGATTAAGCTCTACGGGAGGCTTGCATAAAAGGAATCAATTGGTTCCATGCGGCTTCGTCGCTAACGCTCCTAGCCGCAGGACCGATACTGTAAAGATCCTTTTCTTCAGACTCCCGTTTTTCTTAATCTTTAACACCACTACTTCATATATATTACACCACCGGAGGCAAAAAGTAAAGACTTATTTTAGAATGCTATGGTATTAAAAACGCTAGTATGGCCATAACGTATTGTTCGTTTTTTGACTTTGGTATTTCGACAGTTCAAAAATAAGTTCTTGACTTTGCCGCCTCGGTGTGCTAAGATACTTAAATGATCGCACTAGAGCCGCCGCAAATTCGCCAACCAACTTATTACGAGTGTTCGCGAGGTCACCTAATTCGAGCAATCGACCCCACGCGCTGCGCGCATTGTGATGGGGTAATCAGCTACCATACACCCGGTTTTCGCGTTGAGAAGATCGTCGGGGCAGAGATTATGCTGATTGACCCAATCGGACGTAAGCACGTGATGAAGATTGCAGATGTTGCAAATGGTCTCTTGCCGGGGCGCGACCTACCAGACTTTCCCGGGCGTTGGCTGTACTTTATGAAAACTTACTCCGGGCACTATCAGATTGGAGTTTCGAGAAACCCCTACCGCCTTACGCATGGCGAGATTCTAGATACCAAGTTCTTTTCTAGCCTAGCTGCTGCGAACCGCGCGCAGGATGGAATCCGAGCGAACTATCCTAGCTTGCGTGTTGAGAATCCGTCGGCGAATGCATATAAGACTGTTACTCCAATTAAACCATTTGAAAGGCTGCCATGAAGATTATCACGACTCGCGAACAAGCCAAGTGCCTGCTCAAGTTTCTAAACGACAATCTCTACAATGCAGAAACTGAAGACGACTATCTACTACTTGAAACCTTTTATGACCTTTTGAAAGCAAAATATGACCAAGTCTGATGTATTCTATTTCGTAATCGCGCATCTTCGTGCGCAAGGTGTGCAGGCCAAGAATGAGATTGGCTCATGCAGCTATCGTACGCCCGAAGGCTTGAAGTGTGCAGCTGGCTGCCTTATTCCTGACGATGAGTATAACCCTGAGTTTGAGGGTTCATCTTGGGCAACAATTGCTAGCCACTTCCCACAATATGAAGAATATAGAGACATGATCACGGACTTGCAGCTTCTGCATGATGGCTGCTACCAAGGATTTGACTCCCTGCGTTTCAGTCTTGCGGTAGCTGTGCTAGAAACTGAACATCTTCACCGGAAAGGCTGATGAAAAAGATACTTATTATACTGACTGCACTCACTCTAGCTGGGTGCACGTATAAGCCTAGAGACCTTGATGATCTCTACGTATTTGCTAAACATGACGAAACCGGTCTATGTTTCTTCGGAGAAGACTGGGACAATGATGGAAGACTAGACAGCGGTACTGCGGGCAATGTGCCTTGCACTTCTGAAGTTGAAGCATGGATTGAGGCCCGCAAATGATTATTGCAATCGGAGATATTCACGGACGCTTTGACAAGCTCCAAGAACTACTCGCACTTCTTCCCGAAGAAGGCGAGCTGGTGTTTCTTGGCGACTATGTCGATCGCGGGCCACAATCAGCTGAAGTAGTCGCGCTTCTGCGCGAAACTGCACACATCTGCCTGTTAGGCAATCATGAAGAACTCATGATTGACGCGATTCTACATGGCCAAACGTATATGTGGCATATCAATGGCGGTCTAGAAACCATTCAATCGTACAAAAACTTGTACGGTGAGGATAAAGCCTGGATGATGATGGAATCGGACGCTGAATGGATGCAGACTCTTCCATGCTCTTACACTACGGATACGCATATCTTTGTTCACGCTGGACTTAACCCCCGTAGGGAAGTTCAGACGCGTGAAGATATGATCTGGATTAGGGATTTGTTTCTGCGCTCAGATAAAGACTTTGGGCGTCACGTTGTACATGGACACACTCACTCCCATGAAACGAAGAAGTATCATGACGTAGAGCTTCTTGCTAATCGCACGAATCTAGATACTGCAGCATTTCATACTGGCATTCTTAGTGCCGCTATAATCGACGGCGACACTACGATTGTTGTTCAAACTGAGGCTGATGAATGAAAGAGGCGCTTTATCACACACTAGACCTTACTTGGGAAGAGCTTCAACTTCTTAAAGGTTTAGTGTACACTGAAATCAATAACGAGATTCGCCCAGAGGAATCTCGTATTCTCGATAATCTTCACAACTCACTCCAAAGGCTAGATAAATATGCGATTTAATTGTGGTCCAGATAAGTGGACAAGGCGACGGATTAAAGAGGCAAAAATGCTTGGCTGGCACAAGCATTTTGCTTGGCTGCCAATTCGTATAGGTGAAAACGATTGCCGCTGGCTAGAAACCGTAGAGCGTAAGTTTGACTACTGGAACAGGTATGGTGATTATGGTTCCCATCCGGAGTATCGCGAATGTACGTAACAATTCCAACTGATGGGTACTGGTTCAAAACGGATGGTATTCGTACGATTGAAGAGCGCTACGGCGCTAAGTATATGGGGTATTGGTGTACACGTAACTCGCGTGGTGGGTGGAATGAGCGCCCGGTAGATGTTTTCTATCAGCCTAATCCTAAGACTGAGCTTGGACATAGCCATTACTTCGGTATGTTCATTCAAGATGACTCAGTGTACATCACGAACGCTGAATCAGCCTTCTCCGAAGGAATGACGGGCGCACTATGTGCTGATGGCGAGGTAATCATTTCTCGTTATGTACATGATTACATCGAGAAGAAAGGCGTTATGATTGATGGTGGACGAGACTATGTGCGCTCTACTACTGGCAAGCTTGTGCGTGTTACTGTAGAAGGTTCGGAGTTCGTCTTTGAAAAATAAGTCTTGACTTTTCTCCTGATCGAGTATACACTTAATACTTAATCAGGAGATTTCAAATGCTGAATAAACTATTAGACCACCTACTTAAGGACTTGTTCCCATGGATTTGACTAGCCAACAAAAAACTACGCTGCTCGCTCTAGTTAACGCAGAGATCGCGGACCTGAACGATACACACATGCTTGAACCTAAAATACAAGCATTGGTTACGGCAGAAAAAGATCGTTTAAAAGAAATTGTTGAAGCTCTATCGCCTCCTAGTTACTACCGATGATTTGTTACAGCGACACAGAACTTAAAGGTCCGGGTGGCGCTATTCGTGTTGACCCGACGAAGGCATATTTGCGACATTACGACAACTATCTGTACCTTCAGTTCTTGTCGCGCAAATCATCGGACCCAAGAGAGCGCGGTCAAGCGTTGCGGGAACTCACTATTGCTGAAAGAAAATTAAAATTCCACTATAGAGATGCTAATAAAGAAGAAGTACTAAAGGGTGTCCAGAACTTGCGAAGACGTTGGCTCTAATCCTAGAATATCGTATTCGAAAAGTTCAGTAGAGCCGTTAGATTTAAGAAAGCCTTTAAGGTTCTGCCTTTCATCTTTATATTTGATAAGAAGCTCTTTTTCTCGTATCAAAGCGTTGTAGCCGGTATCAAAATGTCTTATAGCTAAAACGGTAAAAGTTTTATCTGTGTCAGACTTAAACCTTTCTTTGATGGTAGTACCAGTTACTCCTATTTTATAATAAGTTTCATTGTCTTTAGTGACTTTAATATAATATAAATCACAAGGGTTGCTGTAGTTAAAAGAGCTAGTAGAGCAGAATGGACAGCCAGTTCCATCTAATAAACGAGCGGGAGCGACCAACCATTCATGGCCTTCGGAACAAGCATGAAGTATTTTGCTAAAAGACCCCTCATATTTTTCAACGGGGTAATAATCTATTTCTTTTAGCATTAGTTGCTCCTCATACCACTCATGTGTTCTAACACGTTTGCCGTTTGGATTACCAGCTACCTTTAAGTTAAGACGATTTGCTTTATTAACTATAGAAGGAACACTTCTATTAAGGTTCTCGGCACAATATTTAGCACCATGAATAGGATAATTTTCTGTTAAAAACTCGATTTCTTTTGTAGTGTAAATTTTATTGGTCATAAAAACATTATAGATGAAATATCATGAGAAGTCAAGAAAATTTTACAACAATTAAAATTTAATTCAAAAAGGAAATGGCTGTGACACCTGAAAATGCTTATATAGAGGCAGTAAACGAACTTGGTCTTGACGCCTCGGCTCAGGACATTTTCGACTATGCGGTAGATATTTATGAAGCTGAAAATAAGCCTATTAAATATTTTAAAGCACGAGAAGTTATGCAGGAGTGGTATGAGGCATGAACCGAGAAAAACAAGCAATCGCATTCGTTAACGCACTCCGTGCATATGAAAAAGCTCTAGAGCCTATTATCGAATTCGATCGTATGCTAGATAAATGGAAGAACCAACGCCAATTTGTGTGGGCCGGTGTAAAGCTAGAAATGACTGATGAAGCTGCTAAAGCTTTTCGCAGTCAAGTAGCGCAGAATATGGAAAACTTGCGTCAAGAACTTAATATTGCTAGGGAAGCGTTAAATGATTAGATTTCTGAAACAAATGGCCCTAGGTGCGCTTATCTTATTCCCAATAGCTGTCTTTAAAGCTTTGGCCGAAAAACATTTTGGCTGGGACCTTGATTTTGCGTATGGGTGGGCGGGGGCAACAACCTGGTTTCTAATTTATTTTTGGGATGATATTCGTACATGAAATTCTGGACAATTCTCCTAAACGGATGCCCGCGTCTTGATATTACGGGCGTAGAGATAGAAGATGCACGTCAACGTGCTGCCAAAGTTCTTGGTGGGCGCGAATTTGCGTATCACGTCCAACATGGACAAATCAAATTTATTCAAGTTAAACTAGAGGTTATGGTATGAATTGGTTTAAAAAGTTTGATCGTCGTATGAAACAACCCGTTACACAGGGTCCGGCCATAGGCACGGCGGTAGCACAGATCCCTGTCGGAGTAACACCGTTATTCGATCTTGAGAAAAAGATCGCAGAAGGCGTAAAAGCCGCTATGTATTCTGCAAAGTATAAAGACGTTAATGCAAAGCTTGATGCTTTGCTTACGACATACGTGCCAAAAGGTCCACGATATAAAATTCGTCAACATCCTGAAGGTGGTAATATTATTCTTCAGCTTAAAGTTGTGCATAAGAATGTTAGTGATGCTTCTACAAAATACGATGTGTATAACCGCAAGCTTCTGCCTACACTTACAGACCTAGAAGCTTTTGACCCCACGCCCGTAGAAAAGTACGTTTCAATCCGCATGACCGATGACTATGGCAAAATGATTGAGCGGCGCTTTGACAGTCTTACCTTGGCTGAGTATTACCTGTACCGTCTTGCCGACCCGGAAATGTTTGAAACATGCTATGATGGGGACCCTCTTAAACGATTATGAATGTAAAGCGCATTGAAGCCGCAGGTAAGCTAGTTCAGCTAAAGATTGGCGAAACCGACTTGTCCATAGGAGATGCGCGCGAGCTTGCTAAAACTATTCTAGGACATACTGACCCCACATACTCGCATGAACGTCTAGTACATGATCTAGCTCGCGCAATCTATCCCCGTTCCTGGGAAGACCATGGCGCGGTGTACGAACCTAACACCGCTATTAGCATTGCAAAGACGGTCATTCAAAAGATGCGACAATCTGGCTGGACTTTAGTTAAACTTCGACGCGAAGATTTCACCGCTCAAACGCCTTAAGGTATTGATCACTTGGACCAGCACTTAAAATCCAGAGGAATGCAACCTGACTTCTATCCGGGATACGGATGGAAGGGTGATGTTGCGCGCTTTCCGCTGCGCAATTTCGCTGGAATGATGACTGGATATATTCAGTACCGCCCCGATGGGGATAAAAAGGCTCAAAACGCTGAGACTGGGCGATATTACACTTTCATCACCAAAGGTGAAATCGGCATTTTCGGTATGGAGTCACTACATCTTAGCCATACAATCTACCTTACTGGTGGAATGTTTAAAGCCTCAACGCTACATCGCCTAGGTTTTGCAGCGCTACACGTGTCGTCAGTATCACCTAAAGTACTAAAGCATCAGCTCTATATCCTTAATCGCCCGTATATCGCCATTGGAGATAATGATGACGAAGGCAGAACTTTTGTCCGTCGCTTTGGAGGCTTCACTAGTCCAGTCGACGTCGACGAAATGGCTGACAGCGATGTGTTGGAGATGCTTAAGGCTCACGATTGTAGCTAACGTAATGATGTTAGTGTATATGTTTGTAGGCCTGTGCATCTTTGTATATCACTTAGGCGAAGCATGGCTGAGCGGGAATGCACTTGGAGGTGCTTGGAATACTACTCTAGGGGTAGTTTATGGGCTTACGTGGCCAGCGATTCTGGTCGGCTTTTTAATTTGGATTATTTGGGATGCATACAAACGGTGAAACAATAGGCACTGGAGTCGATGCAGGAAAACTTAGACAGTTTCGCATTATTCAGTATGATGGCCTATTCGTATGGGTAGAAGCCCTGAACGGGCACTCTAAAGGTGAACGCTTGACCTTTCGCAAGTGTGATTTAAAGGAAGTAAAATGAAGAAATCTGAAATCCGCGTACTCGCAAATATTATGGGCGAGATTGAGCTGCCAAAAAGCGTAATTCGTGAGAATTACAACTGTAAGTACGTTGGTGATATTATCGACGCTAAAACACTAAAGAAGATGGCTAAAGTCCTGCTGAAGCAAGGTGAGGCTATTATTGAACAGGAAAAGCAATGCTCGTAACCCTAATGGCGATTCTCGCCCTACAAACAGCCACCCCACAAGCCCGAACTGCTAACTGCTTTGTTAACGGTGCTCAGACTTCGGTACGATGTGCAATCGTTGTTAACAGAACTATTCCTGGAACAGTGATCGTTAGTTACGGTTTTGGTGTAGACAATAATGTCCACTATGTTGGGCCAAAAGTTGACGCGCGTAGTAGCCAAGTAACTTCGATTCAGGTTCGCAATGCGCCACGAGTGCCAGATACAGGGGTCTGTATTGCTGACTCCGAGGCTGCCTCTTGCATGGTTGATGGGCTTCAAATCATCGGAATCTATTAAGTTTCTTGACTTTTCCGCTAATCGAGCTTATACTTTAAGTTCAATCGCAAAGGAGATATACAATGCTGCTTGTTAAGTTTAATTCCAATTGGGCCGATGAGTTCGATGTAAATGGCTTCGCTCTTATGGAGCAGGAGCAGTACGACCTGCTGGTGCGTTATTACTCGCATCCTCGGGCCTCGTTTAATTTCGGCACTAACGAAGGTTTTGAAAACGAAAACGGCGACACTATTGCTCGTGGCTTTAGTGCAGAAGAAGTCTCGGACGAGACTATCTATGTCCTCCGCCAAGCATTCCCAGACCTGAATCGGTCTTACAACCCAAGCTACGGAATTTTCCCATATATGGACGACGCCTGTGAAGAAGGCATCGCTGAACTCGACGAGGACTAATGCACTACACATTTCGCCAAATAGCTGACAGGACGTACGAAGTCACCAAGTGGGACGGCGAGCCTATTGACACGTATACCATTGAGTGGCGCAAGGGCACCCTCAGTGCCCATATGTGTGACTGTCCTGCACGTGTACCTTGTCGGCATTTGCATATGCTAAAAGAAGCTATCGACACTGGCAAAATGGACGAGCCGTGGTTGTGGATTTATGAAGATGATTGGGTACGTGTATTCGATCAAACTGTTTGTGTTTACGCGGAGTTAGTAGAGTGAAAGAACAAGTTATTGTAGATGCTATTAATGCGCAGGGGCTTATTGCGTCTGATGCTGCAAGAAAAATTACTGAACTGTATAATCTATTAAGAACAACTTGTTCTCACCCTAAGATTATCTTTAAGGAGTCTTATTCAGAAGGTTCCTATTATGATCGCGAAGAGTGGATTACGGAAGAAATCTGTACATATTGCCAGCACAACTTTGGCATTGTTAAACGTACTATTGGAGGATATGGATGAAGAATATACAGACTAAGAGTCGTCACCACTTCCCTGTAGGGTTGCTAGAAAGTTTTGAGTCTGACGTCAATGACGGTTCGGCAGAACCACCACGTGTTGCGTTTATTATGTGGGATAAAGCCGCTCCTTCTACATACTCAGTAGTTTTCTATCAAGGTGGGCATCAAACCGAGATTCGTGAGTATACGCGCTCTCTGGATTGGGTCGAGCCACAGGATACTGGCCCACAGGCTGCTTAAAAAGTTCTTGACTTTTGAGTTGAGCTTGGCTATACTTGAGAATAATCAGAGAGGGAAATATGTTCGTTTACGAAGTGCAAGAAATCGCCAATAAGCTGAAAGATGCTATTGAACGTTTCCATAAAGAAGTATTGACTAATAAGGAGGCTTTCACGCTAGATGAGCGTTGGACCGCTTACGAAAAAGTAGCAGAGTTGTTGCCTATCGGTTACGACTATTGTGGTAACGCCTTCGAGGAAGTTCTTGGGGATATTTCTCTATACGACGAATTTTACATTGAACGCTATCAAACTGCTAAATACGTGAACCAAGTGGAAGGCCTCGAAGACGATTTGGCTTCTGCTGAAGAAGACGTTGCTTATGAGCCGCGCTATACTCGTGAACTAGTTGATGCTATTAAAGAAGCTATTCTAGCCTCTGGAATGCAAGGATTCATCTATGACTGGTAGTTATTTTTACGCAACCGGCGATGATAAAGCAGGTAACCTGCTTATCACGTCGTACAAGAAAGAAGACCAAGCGAAGAAATATCGTGCAGGTTGCGAGGTTTTTGAAGGTCTAAAGTATCTTGACGTTGTAGAAAGCAAAGTCACTGGTAACTATACCGGCCTTCTGCTGCGTACTCTCATTGCTAAGCGTGATGCATCTGAGAAAATGGCGGGTAACTTCGTCATTTATGCTCGCATCAACGGTGAGTGGTTCCAGACTGAATTCCGCTATGGCACTTATAGTGCAGCTAACACAGCTGTAAAAGGTGCTCTTATTCAACTTTATGATGCTTGTGCGGTGATTGAAGAAGATGATTGACGAATACTTCGCAGAGCAACTTTACTGTGATCAGCACGGTCCTAGCGCATGGCACGTACTAACTGATGCAGGACGTGAAATGTATGTTAAACGCTATCAAGCCGCGTTTGATCGTGCTGATCTACTTCGCCGTGAACACAATGGAGAATTCGATTGATTAAAGAAATGTATGATGACTACGCCATAGAAACACAATTATTTTATGAGAACGTTGTGGACGGGCATGGGCAGATGTATCCAGAAGATGAAGAAATCTACGAACGTAGATTACGTATTCAAGAGAGCGTAGCTGAATGGTTACTGGAGCATAGACTGTGAGAGTATTTATTCCACTAATTATTATGTACGGAGCCTGCTATATCGCTATCGCAGTGCACTTGAAACGTCTTACAGCCAAGCTTGCGGTCTTCGCCGCTATCTTAACGTCTATTGCTATGGCAGCTCTCGCACTCGCAGCTCTGCTTCTAGATCAAGGGTACGTCTGGACACAGTTCGTCCTTCCTATTCTCGCCGTTTTTGGCCTTCTTGGCTTCTACAAAATCGCATCCATGATGGCTGCGAATCTTAACAAAGGAAAATAAACTTGAAGAAAATTCTTATGGTTACGGCCGCTATTATGGCTGCTGTGTCGCTCTCGGCTTGTGGTGAAACCGTTCAACCCGGCTCCGGCGGTGTAAAGATCAACAGCCTCGCCGGTGGCGTTCAACAAGAAGCTCTAGGTTCTGGCTGGCATGGTGCCATGCCTTTCGTCGAGCGTATTGAACAGTATCCGACGATTCAGCGTACTTATACCTATACGCGCGAAGAAAATGCTGATGGTGCTGAGAACGAAGAAATCACCTTCACTGACCGTACTGGCCTGGCAATGACCGCAGACGTTCAGCTGGTTCTCTCGGCAAACCAAGCTACGCTTCCCCGCCTGTACACGAAGTACCGCCTGACCTTCGATCAGCTTCTGGACGGTCCGATTCGTAACGATGTGCGTACTGCCATCGCTGCTGAAACTGAGCGCGTTGGTGTCGATCAACTTCTGGCCGGTGGACGTCAGGAAGTCATTCGTCGCGCGTTCCTGCGAGTTCAGCGTAAGTGGGCTGCTGAAGGCGTCACCATCTCCCAGCTCGACTGGATTGGTGCGATTCGCTTCCCGAACGTGATTACTGCGGCAATTCAGGCGCGTACTCAAGCCGATCAGCAAGTGAACTCGGCACGTGCTCGTGTTGCCGTTGCTGAAGCCCAAGCCGCTGAAAAGATCGCGGTTGCTCGTGGTGACGCGGAAGCCTATCGTCTGCGCTCTAGCGAACTTACTCCGCTGATCGTACAGCAACAAGCTATCGCTAAGTGGGACGGCCGCCTGCCTACGACTATGGCTGGAGATGCTCCTCCGTTTCTGAGCCTGCGTTAATCTGAGAAAGCCCGCTACACTTTGGTGTAGCGGGCTAAGTCAGTAGAAAAGGATTGAAAATGTTTCCCCTAACTGAACGCGAACATAACTTTATCGAAGAACGTATTCAGGCTATTCCTGAACTCATCGTAGCTGCTGCTGTGCGCTACGGCCGTCAGATCATGTTTGTAGAGCGCCCCGGCAGACACCACGATTCGTTTATAAATCGTGGAAAAGGTGTCGAAGGGGAATGCGGCTTTGTGACTAGCCGTGGGCGTTTTGTAGGGCGTGTAGAAGCTGGACGAATTGCGCTGACCAACTGGCAGGGCAGCCCTAGACCGGGTAAATCTAATCCGAATGGCTGCTTATTTTCAGAGGATATGTGGCATAATTCTAGCATTGAAGGTCCGTTTGCAACAGAACAATATAAGGCAGAGCTCGTTGAACACTATAACTCGTAAAGAACATCGACAATTTTGTAAAGGTGCTGTATTGGCGTATCTTTATGGTACACGAAACGCATCCATAATTGCTGTGCGTCCTGAATTTAGACAGCCGTCATTGCTTAGTAATGAATCGTTAGGGTTAGAGCCTTATAGTAACCCAAAATAAAGCCCTTGACTTTTGCCGGTCAAGGGCCTATACTGTTTAAAGATTAGGAGAAAATCAATTGAAACAACGCAGCAACCCACTTTCTTGGATTACAGTAGACGACGCAGAACTCTCGGTTGATAAGTTCCCGGATGGTTCGTTCCGATTTACTATCAGTAACATCAATACCGTCTATTCTAGCATTGTTGGGCCTAGATTTAATGTAACACTTAAAAGCACCTTGCCGGAAGCGCTACATGCCTGTTTCCAAGTGTGTAGTGCACTGCTTGATAGCTTTAATACTTGCTATATTGCTCTTACAGTTCAAACCTTCCCAGACCAACGTGCTGATCGCTCAGAAAAGCCCGGTATGGCTATTCCGGCAATCGCTACATGCACATTTCTGGCTGCTATGCCCGTAGATGAAATCGTTATTTTCGATATTCACAATAAGTCTGTTCTGGAAGCACTTAAAATTGGCTGCAAATATAACGAAATTAAAGTCCGCCATGTGGAGCCGCTTGATTGTTTAATTGAGGCTTTAAAGCTTGATGATCTTGACCCTGCAACATCAATCGACTATGTTGTAGCAGTTGATAAAGGTGCGGTTCATCGTGCTGAAACGGTTGCAGAGTACTATGGCGCTGAAGTCATTTACTGCGATAAAAAGCGTGTTGATGGTAAAATTATCGGGCACGAAATTGTAGCTCAACCAGACGGGCCTATGGCCGGAAAAAACATCTGGGTTGTGGATGACCTGTGCGACGGTGGTGCTACCTTTATTAGTGTTGCCAAGTTGTTGCGCGAACATTACAACTTTCACGATCTAAATCTTTACGTAACTCATGGACTGTTCTCCAAAGGCAAGGAAGAACTGTTCCAACACTATACCACTATCCTTGCCCTTTTCGATTATGGAGCCTAACTTGAACTATTCTGTCCCCGCTATTTTCGCTACCGATGCTTACAAACTGAGCCATTCGGAAATGTACCCTGAGGGTATGGAGCTGCTGTTCTCCACTTGGGTTCCTCGCTCGGACCGCCTTGCTAGGACGACTTCGCGTCAACTCGACGGCGATAACTCTGTCGTGTTCTTTGGCATCACGCAAACCATGAATAAGATGGAAAGCATCTTTGGTGAGTGGTTTGACCGCGACACTGAAGAAGTTGTGGATGAATACATCGACTTTATCAAGCTGTTCCTTAAAGTTACGCCAAATGCGCTGCAAGTTGAACGCATTCGTGACCTGCATGAACTTGGTTATCTGCCGATTAAAGTCTTGTATCTTCCGGAAGGCACAGTCACCAAAACCGGCGTCTGCCAAGCTGTAATTTTCAATACTCTGCCAGAGTTCGCGTGGGTTACTAACTATCTGGAAACTCTCTTCTCCACTCTGCAGTGGAATGCGCAAACCGTCGCGTCTATCGCACGGAACTACCGCAAGCTGTGTGACGAGTTTGCTGAACTCACTTGCGAAAACAACCTGCACGTTGACTGGCAGTGCCACGACTTCTCTATGCGCGGTCTTTCCTCGCTAGAGACTTCGTCGACTGCTCAGCTGGGCCACCTGCTGTATTTCAACGGTACGGACACGCTGCCGACACTGTTCGAAGGTCAGAAGCTGTATGAAGATTTCGATATCGCCACCTTTGGCTCGGTACCAGCTTCGGAACACAGCGTTATGTGTGCGCACGGTGAAATGTCGGAAACGGATACTTTCCGTCACATCATGAATGCATTCCCCGTGGGCATTGCTTCTATCGTGTCTGATACGTGGGATTTCTGGAAAGTTCTGACGGTAACTCTGCCAGAACTCAAAGACGAAATCATGCAGCGCGATGGCAAGATTGTTATTCGTCCGGACAGTGGAGACCCGGTTGACATCATCTGCGGTGACGCAAATGCTGAGTGGGGCTCTCCTGCTTCGCAGGGCGCAATCCAACTTCTGTGGAATGTGTTTGGCGGCACTGTGAACGCCAAGGGCTACAAAGTTCTTGACCAACACATTGGCCTGATCTATGGTGACTCGATCACTCTTGATCGTGCTAAGCGCATCTTTGAACGCCTTGCCGCGAATGGCTTTGCTTCGTCAAACGTTGTTCTTGGTGTTGGTTCGTTCACGTATCAATGCAACACGCGTGACACTTATGGCTTCGCCATGAAAGCCACTGGTGCCATTGTTAACGGTGAAGAACGCGCACTGTTCAAAGACCCGGTCACTGATGACGGCACTAAGACGTCCTTCAAGGGCTTCCTTAGCACTCGTTATGATGAAGTGCGCGACGAGTACTACACTGTTGATCGTCTGACTTTCGACGAAGCCGTGTTTGACCCGGAAAGCGCGTTCATTGAGCACGACTTCGAGTTTGTCAGCAATACTGCAAACTCATGGGAAGAGGTGCGCTGGCTTGCACGCCAGTAAGCTCTAAAATAGCACTTGACTTTGGTCTCTCCTTAGGTTATTATTAATAATCATCAAGGGAGAGACCAATGTACATTTTTACGCAAACTTTCAAGTCTACAAAAGACGTTCGACATTTGGTTGTTGAGCTAAAAACCGACGAAGAGGCTCGCGCATATGCAGAGGCTCTTCTAGACTCTAGTGTTGATATTACTAGCGTGCGCGTGTTTAAAGAGCTGGCATTTGTCCGTAAAGTAGAAAGCAAGGTGTGGTCGTGAAGTTGACCCAAGAACAACTCAATGAACTCATTTATGCGCTGCAAGGCTCATGCTCGACTATTGCTGAGCAACTTGAGATGCGTTGGGAAATGAGTGAAGATGACCTAACTATGGAGGACTGTCTCGCAATTGATGACGCTATTTTCTGTTGCTCAGTGTGCAGCTGGTGGTGCCCGGTTAGTGAAGAAACTGCCACCGCTCAAGGAGAGTCCGACTTAGGCTGTTCCGACTGTTTTCCAGAAGAAGACTAGTGGAGTTTATGAAAGCTAAACGCCCTCCTCCACCACAGACGGTGGAGGAGGTTTTGGCGTGGTGGGAAGACCGCGCGTTTGATATGCCAGATTGGTATTGGGAGCCACCAAATTGATATTTCTATTTTTCTTTTCACTATTTGCCGCTATTTGGAACTATTCTTTATGGGCGGCGTATAGTCAGTCGAATGATTATTATTATAACCAACAGAAAAATGGCTGGTGGACTATATTCTACGCTTGTTTGATGTTGTATTGTGCTTTTAAATTGGATTTTTAATATGACTACCTCTTGGGTCGTAGCCGACCCACATTTTGGCCATCTAGGCGTGTGCAAATTTCTGCACCCCAATGGCACTGACCCCTTGCGACCTTGGGATACTCCCGAGGAAATGGACGAAGCTTTAGTTGAGAACTGGAACGAAGTTGTGCGTCCGGCTGACCGCGTTAACCTGCTTGGTGACGTGGTGATTAACCGCCGCTGCCTAGTAACTCTGGGCAGGTTGAATGGGCGTATTCGTCTGGTTAAAGGCAACCACGACATTTTCAAGCTTGCTGATTACCTTCCGTATGTAGACGACATTGCTGCTTATCATGTGACCAAAGGCCCACAGGGCGGCAAAGTTATCATGAGTCATATTCCAATTCATCCAGAGTCTCTGGGACGTTTTGGAGTAAATATTCATGGCCACCTTCATGCCCATGTTGTAACAAAAACAACACAGCGCAAGTCTGAACTGGAAGGTTGGACAGAAACAGTACCAGATCTACGGTATGTTTGCGTCTCTGTAGAGCAGACAAACTGGAGACCAATCACGCTTGAAGAAGCAATGTCAAGAGCAGAGCCAACAGATGAGAGTGCATATTCTCACTAGTAGCTTTGAAAATAGTACTTGACATTTGAGTCGAAAGTTGCTATTATGTTTTATAAAGGATTATTATGATTAATAAAGATACACGACTACACCCCTTCGAAGTTAGTTTTGCTGCAATGGTGAAGAAGGCCAGAGCGTCTGCACGAGAGCGTGTACTAAGACCGCGCGCTAAAGAAATCCCAGCGCATATTCTTCCACGAATGGATGAAGAGCTTGGCTATGGGATGTACAACTATCGTCTCGATCAGTGGGTTAAGGAAGAATATGCGCAATATCATCGTATTTTCCGAACAGAAGCTCTAGCAGAGACTTGGTACCGAGGACTAATTTAAGACGGAGATAAACCTCCAAAGGAGGCACGTGACTTACACGCCTGATTTAACTAAACAAATTATTAGCGACTACGAAGCTAATCCTACAAGAGAAAACGTAGATGTAATTGCAGACCGGATTGGAAAGCCTTCCCGGTCTGTTATTGCAAAACTAGCCGCCGCTGGTGTTTATAACACACCAGCTAAGACGACTAAAACGGGCGACCTTATTATTAAAAAGGAAGAGCTCGTAGCTGATATTGAGAAGTGGCTCAACATTGTAGCCCCTAGCCTCGCAAAAACTAACAAACTCGATCTTCGTGAACTTCATAGGGCAGTAGAATGCAAGACTGGAAATACGCACACAAAGGCTCTGACGAATACGTGAGCCTCGTAGGGCTAATTCGAAATATGTTTCGAGTTAAATTTGAAGAAGATATTCTGACAATCGCCACTAGGGATTCTGAAGTAAGAATCAAAACAAAAGATGGCTGGGCTATGCTTGGTCAAGAGGAAGAAGTATATGAAATCTAAAGAAAATACTTTAGCAATGATTCTTGCTGCCAGCATTATCGTAATAGGCGCTGTAGTAGGAATTGGTGCTATCATCTGGATGTCAGCAGTGACATTAACATGGCTATGGATGTGGTTTATAGTGCCTCTAGGCGTTATGCAGCTATCTTTGGCTCACGCTTTTGGTATTTCAGGTATTGTTTACTACCTTACGTACCGCCCAATTACCCACACAGTAGATAAAGAACAAGCCGTTAAAGCTATGGTTCAAACGGCGCTTGTTCCATTCACTGCTCTTGGTCTTGGGTATATCTATCAACTATTTATGTAAACAGCGGCTTCCGGGCCTTTAGGATAATAATGACCATACTTGCGTTTAAACCGCGACCAAAACCAGCCGTAATTGAACTTCCACCAACCAATCATGTCCCGCCTAGCATAACTACAATGGTGGCTAAAATCACACAGTGGGCAGCTGATATGGGTGTAGATGTAGAAACTACAGACTTTAAATACGAAACCGCTACTATTATGACGGTTATGCAAGGAATGATACATAAAGTAAAATGATTGAACTTTTTGAAAAAACCGCATCTGACGAATACAAACATTTCGATGCTTTTACCTTGCGGCTTGACGAATGCAACCCAAATATTGCCACATTGCTAGGAGCAGGCATCGGCCTTTCCGGTGAAGTTGGTGAATTTAATGAAATTCTCAAGAAACACGTATTTCAAGGTAAGGACTTCGATGAAGTCCATGCAAAGAAAGAGCTTGGAGACATTCTCTGGTATTTTCTAGCAGCTTGTTATGCGCTAGATACGACTCCCGAAGAAATCTACACGATTGTCTCGGATAAACTCCACGCCAGGTATAGTACTGGCAAATTTACCATCGCCGAAAGCGAAAACAGAAAAGAAGACGACGTATGAGAGTAGAAGTTCGAAATGGCAATCTAGAGCGTGCCATGAAAGTGTTGAAGCGCAAGCTTGTTGATGACGGTATGTTCCGTGAACTCCAAGCACGTCAGGCCTATGAAAAGCCTAGCGATAAACGCAAACGTGAGCACACTAATGCAGTTCTAAGGCAGCGTAAAGCTGATAAAGAACGTACTGAACACATTCTACCCAACGTATAAGGAAAAACTATGAATATTGCACTTGTTAAACACGACGGTACGGCTCTTAATATGCCTGCTAAAAGCATCCAAGGTATTCTGCCTGTTGAACCAACCGAAGATGCGGCCGATCTAAACTCGGTTCTATTTTCCGGTTTCCGTGGCGGTGCCACTTTCTACCTTCAAGACTCTGCAAATGACGTCTTTGAGGCGATTAAGGCACAGTCAAAAGAAGTTGAGGGATGGGCACAGTTCTCTCACATTATCGAAGGTCAGAACATCTATCTGAAAACTCCGCTGGTCGAAGGCTACGACGAAGTGAAGACCGCCGATGATATGTTTTATCGCGTTTGGGTCAACAACGGAACCGGACTAGAGACTATGGAGACTTGTAAGCATACCCCAGAAAATCTAGAAGCATTGACTGCAGCTATTGCCGCGAAAGGTGTCGTTTAATGTTCCATAAGCGAAAAGATAAGGGCTGTGAAGCTAAAATCATGGCTGTTGTAGGTGAGCGGGTTCTTATTGAATCCCGCTGGCCTAAAAATGGTCGGAATATCCTCTTCGTATCAAAAGATTATTTCCAGGAGCGTTATGGAATCGCCGCTTGACCCTAAGGTCGCCCATCAGATTAAGATGGCAGCAAAAGAAATGCTGCGAGCTCGACGCTATGAAACGGAGTATAATCCGATTTTGTATATTCCAGCAAATCTGAGCGCAAACCATCCAGATAGTGGTATGTCAATGGCAGACCACGAAAAGGAAAAAGAAGCAAGGAAAACCCAAAAAAGTTCTTGACTTTTTGGGCAGATCTTGCTATTATAAGAGATAGTCGTAGACGACTGATAAAGGCGTAAAAGACGCGAGTTCGACTCTCGCCGCCTCCACCATAAGTCCATCCTAGAGCAGTTCGCGACCTTGCAGGGACAAGATAGCTCGAAAAGATGAAGTCCTGGCTCCTGCAAGAGTCGAAGCATATCTCCCTGTGGTAAGGGACGGATTCGTTTGGGGCGACGTTCGCTGGCATGGGCCGGTGTAGTGTAAGTATCTGGGTGGCTTTATGATGGGGGCGACATGGCATTCGATTTTACGAGAAATAAACAGTAAGAGACTAGTGACTGGCAAAGTGCCATTTTAAATGCAAACGATAATGTTGCGTTTGAAGATTTCCGCGTAGCGGCTTAATCTTCTTGGGTCCGCGGGTACCTCGAAACAGAAACCCGTACTTAATTTTAGAGGAAATATGAAATACTCAATCGGTTACAGAAACGCCAAAGGGCACTTAGTTTGCGAACTTTTCCCTGACTGGCCCTCGACATTCAAGCGTCTTGAAGGGCTTGATCATTTAAGTAAGACGGTCTTCGAAATCGTCCAAGGAGAAGATGAACCTATTAGCTAAAGCAGCTGAATTTAGAACTCAACTTATTATCGGCGGCATAGCTTTAACAGCTGTTGCCGTCGCTTTTGCTGCGACCTATAATATAGCCTATAATAAAGGCTTGAATGTCTCTGAAGTAGAGATTGCAGAATATCAAGGCAAAGTTGAAAAACTCAGTAATAGGCTTAAAGAGGCTCAAGGTCGAGTTACAACGCGTATTCAAACGCAGTATCTTGATCGTGTTGTAGAACGCGAACGCATTGTTTATCGTAATCGTGATGTAGTTGTTACTCAAGTCCCTGAGCAGTATATTTTGTCTCAAGGATGGGTAGACGCTCACGATGCTAGTGTACGTAATACTGTATTAGAACCAGAAGTTGCTGCGAACGCATTCCCATCTGGATACACAGATCGTGATGTTCTAGAAGTAATTACTCGCAATTATGGTCAAGTTTGCCTTGCAAATGCTGATCAACTAACCGCCCTGCAATCATGGGTTACAGAACAGAGGAAAGTAAATGAAGAAGCTATTGCTAATCGCTAGTTTGTTACTTGTATCGGCGTGCTGCCCTACAGTAATGACTCCAGAACCACAGACTTGGCCACCGGCACCAGCCGAACTAATGCGCCCCGCGCAAACTCTAACTCCGGTGCAGCCTCAATGAGTCCTGAAACAGAATTTAAACACCTGGATAAACTTACACCACGATATGTGCGTTATGCTGGAGTTACGGAAGAAAGCGTGTATAATGCTCCAGACATTTCTGCTACACTAGCAGAACGCGGTGGACGCTATGGTAAATTTATTCACCATTCTCAAATCTCACAGGGCATGCAAGATGTAATGCGCGATGCTCCTAATTGGGACAAACTTGATGTGGATATGCGTCAAGCCCTTACAACTATTGTTGATAAGATCGCTCGTATTTTAAACGGCGACCCCTATTACGATGACTCCTGGCACGATATCAGTGGCTATGCTACTTTGGTTGAACGCCGGTTGTTAGAAGAAAAAGCCCCGCAATAACGCGGGGCTTTTACGTCACCGATACTCTCTCTAGGTGGCACAGGACATTACAGTCCGAATCTCAGAGGAGAAAACATGAAACGAATATTAATTGGGTTAATCGCCCTAAGTTTAAGTAGTACCACCGCGCTTGCTGCGCCACGAATCGTTGAAGCAGTAAGCACGCCGCAGTACATACAGAATATAAGTGCTAATGTTAGGGAGACCGTGTGTCTCTCACTAAATGTATACCACGAGGCACGTGGCTCTACGCGACAAGACCAGATTGGCGTCGCATGGGTTACTAAAAATCGAGCGGCGCGTACCGGCCGTTCATATTGCCGTACTATTTGGGAGCCAGGACAATTTTCTTGGACCCCACGATCGGCTTCCAGCTTAATGCCTCGCGAAATGGCGGCGTGGCATAGAGCGGTTCACATCTCTAGTCAAGTAATGGCAGGCGAGATCGCGGACCCCACTGGAGGCGCACGAAACTTCAGAGCATCACGTATGGGTGGCGGTAGAGGATACCGCGTTATTGGAGCCCACGCGTACTGGTAAAACAATTCTTGACTAATGAGCTTAGAAAGGCTAATATAGGATATGAAATTTTGTATAGACTGTTCTAATTACGGCATCGGTAATAAATGTGATAGGTTGAAAAAAGCCGCACCAAGTTTAGTTACTGGTAAAGTTGAGTATAAAGGTAAAAGTTTATCCTGCGAGGATGAACGTGATAGTTGGGGTGGAGGATGCGGACCTAATGCCCAATTTTTTAGGTCCAAACGCTTACTCAAGCCTCCAACTGGCGGCAGTAGTGTTTCTAAGCCTAAAAGATCGGACCCAGTCCGTATATGAACCTTTTTATTCTAGACTATGACCTTGACAAGAACGCAGAATATCATATCGACAAACACGTAACCAAAATGCAGCTTGAAGCTGCTCAAATGCTGGCTACAACTGTGTGGGTTGATAAACTACTAGGCTATGTACCTAGGAAGCTGGATAGTGAGGAACTAAGTGTAATTAAAGCCGAAATGGCCGCACTCCCTGCTATTGATGAGAGACAGTTTCTTAGGTACAAGGCCGCACATATTAACCATCCATGTACTATCTGGATGCGAGAAAGTTATGACAATTTTGAGTGGGCGCAGATTTACGTCAACTCTCTTAACGAAGAAGCACAGTACCGCGGGTATAAACCACACGCGAGTTGCGCCGAAGTCAACAAAATGCCACTCCCAACTCGTTTGCCGCGTAAAGGCCTGACCGAGTTTGCGCAGGCAATGCCAGAAGATTACAAACAGAAAGACCCAGTAGAAGCCTATAGGCTATACTATCAAATGGATAAATCAGAAATTGCATCTTGGAAGATTCGTGGCGTGCCAGAGTGGTGGGAAAATGTTTAATCCTTGGAAATTAGAATTAGAGAATAGGCAGCTTAGAGAAGCTTTAGTCTATTATATGAACAGAAACGAATCATTAGAAAGGCGTATTTCAGCAATGAATAAGCGCGTAAAGGAGGCACTTCGTGCACGCTAAAGTAGTTGCTATATCGTACCCGCTCAATATTGAGGGAGTTACAACCGCAGAAGAGTTTATTGCTTACGCCGCCAGGGTGAGCAATCCTACCGGACAAGTAAACAATCTAACAGCAGATAAACTGATTCGTTATTTGATTGTTAACAAACATTGGTCGCCGCTAGAAATGGTTTCGGTGACTATGGAGATTGAAACGACACGCGATATTGGGCGGCAGATTTTGCGCCACGCGTCGTTCCGATTCCAAGAGTTTAGTCAGCGCTATGCCTCTGTCGAGGTAATTGACGAGAATTATCCAGTGCTTAGACAAGCACGTATTCAAGATACTAAAAATCGCCAGAATAGCTTTGAAACTCGTGATGAGTTTGTCATAAGTGACTGGGAGCGTATGCAAGTTAATTTAGCAGATCATGCTATGGAAATGTACAAGCAAGCTTTAGCGATGGGAATTGCTAAAGAACAAGCTCGTGCAGTTCTACCTGAAGGCTTAACACCTACACGAATGTACATGGCTGGAACGCTGCGAAGCTGGATTCACTATTGTGATCTGCGATGCTCAAATGGCACACAAGCAGAGCACATGGAAGTTGCACATGAAGTACGCAAGCAGCTAGAACAATACTTCCCTAACGTGGTTAAAGCATGTACGTGATTCATAAGTTTAAAGTCCCAAAAATTGGAGAGCCTTTTACTCTAGAGAACGTAGATAAAGTTGTACGTTTCGGTATACAAGGTTCGGAGTATTTTGTATGGGGCGTAGTCTATAAAAATTCCGTCCCTGGAAAATCCCGTCGCTACGTAGTGATTGGTACAGGTCAGGAGTATGATTACAACTGGGAGCATCAGTATACAATCATTACACATAGCGGACTTGTATGGCATCTTTTAAAGGAACGTAAAGTTTCGGAACATTTGTTCCCCCTCTTTTAAAAATAATTCTTGACTTTTATCCTGAAACTGTTTAGAATGTATATTCAAACATGGAGATATAAGTGGCACTTGCTAAGCGAGTCAAAGTCAAAGTTGGCGAAAAGCTAACAAACGATAATATTGAGCGAGTTATTAAACTCCTTAATCAGCCGAAGCCAATTACGAAAAAAGAAGCCTGTGAGGTTCTCAATATTTCGTACAATACTGGGCGTCTGGCCACTATTATCGAAAACTATCAAGCCCGTCAAGAGGCTGATTCAAAGCGTAGGGCTGCCAATAGAGGTAAGCCTGCATCGCCTGAAGAGATCAAAAGCGTGATCAATGGTTATCTCACTGGAGATACTGTTTCCGATCTTGCTAATGAACTATACAGGTCAACAACGTTCGTACGGAACATTATTGAAACTGTGGGAGTTCCACAGCGCGGCGTAGGTGAGGATTACTTCAATTTCTCGCCCCTACCAGAACAATGTATTTCTGATTCTTTTGAACTAAACGAGATTGCTTGGTCCGCAAGGCACCAAGGCCCTTGTATTATTGATAAAGCTTTAGGAAAAACCAAAGACGGTCTAGCGAATCTATATCGTGTTTACGTTATCGAACCTTTCGAAGCCCCGGATAAGCTCTACGTTAGATCGTGGGGAACTCCTGGGCATTATGACACTCAACCAGCATTTGAGCTGGGTAGACTGGAGCACCTGCGCGAGTATGGTGTGAACGTAGAAAGGAATTTTAATGCCACTTAAGCACAAGCACGTCATTGTAAAAGCAGACGTAAACAATCCCCCTTTTGAAACAGGCCCGGTCGAAGAATGGCTAAGACAGCTAATCTCCGACTTGGGCATGAATATTCTTAGAGGCCCGTACGCAGATTATTGCGAACTGGAAGATAACGAAGGGATGACAGCAATGTGCATTCTTAGCACCTCACACTGTGTTCTGCACACGTGGGATAAATGCGAACAGCCGTTTATTCAGTTTGATTTGTATACGTGCTCCGAACTAGACCTTAGCCTAATCTGGAAAGCCTTGGAGTTCTTCGACGCTTTCAACATTGAGTATAAGTTTCTTGATCGCGAACATGGGTTAGTAGAAATTACTTCTTGACTTTGTAGCCTATCCGGGCTATAATGTTTAAATAGTGAGACGAGCGTGTACCGCCTTGCGAGAAGATCGCTCGTCTCACTTACAAGTTTTATGCCCAAATAGCTCAGCGGAAGAGCGCCTCCTTTACACGGAGGATGTCGGGGGTTCGATCCCCTCTTTGGGTACCATTTTAGTCCTGTAGCTCAACGGAAGAGCGCCACATTGACATTGTGGAGGTCGCCGGTTCGACACCTGCCAGGACTACCATGCTTCCTTAGCTAAGTGGTATAGCAGGCGACTGATAATCGCCAGTCACAAGTTCGATTCTTGTAGGAAGTACCAATAATTCGCCCGTAGTGCATGCAACTACCGGCTAAGAACACGGATGACCTCTTCGGCAGACGAGGGGTAGTGCAAGTGGGCGGTCGCCCCGCACTTCTATTTCGGGGTAAAAGTCCTCATAGTCTGTCGACAATTTTTGCAGGATAGCCTAATGGTAAGGCAACGGTTTTTGGTGCCGTCAGCGAAAGCTAACTCTAGGTTCGAGTCCTAGTCCTGCATCCACGGAAGGTAGCGCTCAGGTGAGCAAACTGGTCTTGAAAACCAGGCCAAGGTGATGAGTCTTGAGGTTTCGATTACTTTACCTTCCTCCATTTCCGTTAGTGCGCTGGGACGCAGCTGAGGCTCATATCTTCGGCGTGGGTGGTTCAATTCCACCACTAACGACCATCTTAAAAAGTTCTTGACTTTTTGCCTCAAACATCGTATTCTATACTTATAGAAGGAGATTAAAATGCAAAAAGGCCAAATGATTGGTAAAATGATTGTTCTTGCTACGAACGCCCACGCGGGGCAGTTCGACAAAGGCGGTCGTCCCTATATTCTACACCCTCTGTCGGTAATGCACATTCTGAACTCCGATGACGAAGAGTTGCAGTGCATGGCAGTTGGGCACGACATTCTAGAAGACACTGATACTACTATCGAGCAGCTTGTTGAAGCTGGCATGACAAAGCGTGTCATCGAAGGTATTCTGGCAGTCACTAAAATGCCGGGCGAATCTAAAGACACATACAAAGCTAAGGTTATGGCAAGTCAAGACGCGATGCGCGTCAAAAAGGCCGATCTTAAGCACAACAGCGACTTTAGTCGTCTGAAGGGTGTGAAAGAAAAAGACTTCGCTAGAATGGCCGCCTATATGCTGTTCTATCAAGAGATTGAAGATCGCTTAAATTAATCCTTGACTTTTATCTCATTTCAGAGTATTATATAAAAATGAAAGATTCTCTGGAAAGACTGTATCAAGACCGAGACGAGGCAGAACAACTTGTGTTCGATCTCGAAGAAGAAATCCGTAACCACGAAGAAGAGTCCGATGAATGGTGCTCTCTCTTCCATGAGTTGACGGAAGCAGAAAACAACGTAAGCTACATTCAGGCATGGATTACCAGCCATGAAGGTGGCTACGAAGAATAATACGCCACTAGCACAATTGGTAGTTGCGGGGGACTCTTAATCCCTAGGTTCCGAGTTCGACCCTCGGGTGGCGTACCATTATGATTGGCAATTTATATTTAATATCTAACTCTATAAATAATAAAGTTTACGTAGGTAAAACTTACGAAGCTTTAGACAAACGATTTTCAGAGCACAAGAGAGAAAGTAAAAAACAGTTAACTAGACCCTTATACAAAGCTATGAATAAGCATGGTGCTGATAATTTTAATATAGAATTAATAGGTACATTTATTCAGGGCGAATTAGAAGAATATGAGCAGGTCGCTATTGCGGAGTTTGATTCTTTTACTAACGGTTATAATGCTACACTGGGTGGTGATGGAAAACGTTATCTAACTATTACAGATGCAGAAATTATAAATACTTATACTGTATTGAAAAACGCAGATGCTACTGCTAAGAAGTTAAAGATTAGTGAAGATTCGGTATTTAAGGTTTTAAAAGCCAATAATATTAAATCTCTATTTACTAATCCAGGAATATCTGTATTCTTTGTGGAAGAAAACACACGATTTGATAGAATATCAGATTGTGCTAGATATTTAATAGAAAATAACTATACTAATATAAGTTCAATCCCATCATTAGTTTATTCGATTAAACGGGTTATGGATAAACAAAGAAAAGCATACAAAAAGCTTCATTTTACCTATTAAATACATTATCGACGCGTTGGACAATTGGTGGTCCAGTGGGCTTTTAATCCACCTCCGTAAGGACTTGTCGGTTCGAACCCGACCGCGTTGACCAAACTAACGTGCCTAAATTAACATTAACAGCAGAAAAGCAAAATGAACACCTCTAAACTTACCAACTTGATGTTTCAAAACATCAACAATGTTTCCTATGACCTGGCTACAGGTGCTACAGCAATTAAAACCGATTCCGGTCTAATTTCGCTGAGCAAAGATCACAATAGTCTGGAACAAAACCCTTTTGATTCCTTCGCTATGGAAATCCCTGCGTTTGCCATTCTGACCCCTATTAAAGATATTGCGGTAGGTGATCTAATCGTCTCTAACGGAAAGGCCGTCGGTTTCGTAGTTCTCGCTGAGGGCGATGATCTAGAAGTTCTTTCGGTTGATGGAAACCTTAACAGCCACCGTCCTCGTACTATTCAGTTCCTTGGACAAGCTGCTGGTGTGCAAGTTGTTAAGTCTCTGCTAAGCTTTGGCAATAACAGCGAAGGTCCAAACGGTCTTTTCAGCAACCCTCTCATGCTTATGATGATGATGGGCGATGGTAAAAAAGACCTGAGCAAAATGCTCCCTTTTCTACTCATGGGGAACTCCGGCGCGAGCTCGGGTATGAACCCCTTGATGCTTATGGCTATGATGGGCGATAAAAGCCCTTTTGCCTAACTGAGAGCGGGCCTAACGAACCCGCTCCAAGTGTTCTCCTCGGAGGCACAGCAGATACCCTAGATAAAAATCGTATTAGATCAACTGGACCCAGCTTCTCGTCGTGGGGTGGGTATTTAGGTGACCGTTCGATTTATCGCATCAAAGGTATGCTATATCGTTCAGGCGAAGTACAGCGTCTTTTCAAAGATAAGTCTAGTGGAACTATTATTCTGCTAAAACGCGAAAAGGGGAATGCGCATGATGCTAATGCTATTGCGGTCTACTCAGCCCTAACCCCATCCGGGACTAAGACTTATGAGTGGACTAAAGTCGGCTATGTTGATAAAGAAATTGCCAGAGAAGAGTTCTATGGATTACCTCTAGATACGGTTCTTGAGTGTACAAAGTACGGCCAAGATACTTTCCAATTGAGTGGAAAAACTAGAGAGTACAAATAATATTGATGCTGTTAGGCGCATTTTATAAAGAAAGAAGGTGACTATTTTGACCACGTCGCCTAACAGCATCATCACTCCTTGTACATTGATTTGTAAGATTGAAGACGGCTGTTGTGTTGGGTGTCTCCGCACCATACCAGAAATTGCTGGCTGGCGTAGAATGTCTGACGAAGAGCGCATCGCAATTATGACCGACTTGAAAAATAGGTCTTGACTTTGGTGCCCAAATATCGTATTATATAATCTGTGGTTCGGGACTGTCGCCCGATTAAATGAGCTTCAGCTCTAGCCATTTTCCGAGTGTAGCTCAGTCTGGTAGAGCGCTCCGTTTGGGACGGAGAGGTTTCAGAGGTTCGAATCCTCTCACTCGGACCAATTACGCGGTGATAGAATAAATTCTGTCTATTAATGTGGATGAAAAATCCCACAGCCGCATCAAGTGCGACGGAGTAACCGACACTGCGATCAGGGTCCGCTAGTAACGGGTAGCCTCGCATTCGCCTCCGCCCTCACCAGCCTGATTTAACTAATCAGTAAGGTCTCAAGAAGAGGGGAGCTGCTCAACGGTGCAGCAGGCGAGAGGGTCACGCCCCTCAACCGTTCCAGTTTTATGTGGTGCTTGCACATCCGGTGGCAAGTTGAATGAGGCGCAGTCTCAGCCACTCCAATTTACGAAAGAAGACGATGCATTCCTACTTTTTTGTTCGACAAGATATTAGTCCAGAACAACAGACTGTACAACTACAGCATGTTTCCTTGGAACTAGGCAATTGCCTGACACGTCGAGAAACATTAGGACTCAACTTCGTTACATGTGGTGTTCCCGATCTAGAAGCTCTTGAAAACATTGAAAGCTATTTAGTAGCAAAAGAGTTAGAGTATGTTCTCTATCGGGACTCCCACTTTTACAACGAGATTACAGCAATCGCTGTATTTCCAATTAACGCGGAAGACCGCGAGCATTTCCGTTTCGGAAAATTATTGAAATTTAAATGAAACTATTAGCCATCCTCTTTACTCTACTTGCCGGAAATCCTTCGGAAGGTGTAAACACGCCAACTGATAGACTATGGGCAAAGAGTGAAGGTCATGCTACAGTTTTATCGGCCAACGAGGTTAAGCTATTTGCTTATACGTGGCCGCATGAAGACGATTCAAAATCAGATTAACTGTTAGTTAATCCTACTTTGAGCCGTCTTCCTGAAAAGGAGGGCGGCTTTTTTAGTTAAGTAAATTATTAATCATACCCCGTTGGCGGAACGGTAGACGCGCTGCGCTTAGGACGCAGTTCTTAGGAGTGAGAGTTCGAATCTCTTGCGGGGTACCATTAATAATTTAATTCTTGACATAAATCAATATTTTTGGTATACTCTAAAAATGGAGTTACCATATGTCTTATGAAAAACGCTTTCCCGATTGGGAACAACAAATAATTAACGCTGCAAATAGCACAGGTTCTGCTAGTGCTGCGGCCGCATTTTTAGGTATTAAATACGATACCTATAGAAAATACGCACTCAGATACAACTGTTTAAAGACTAATCAGTCCGGAAAAGGAATAAGTAAAAAGTCTGCAAACAGCTACGCATTAGAAGATATTTTGGCCGGAGAGCATCCGCAATATCCTAGTGCAAAACTAAGGGTGCGCTTGATTAAAGAAGATATATTTCCTGCAAAATGCAATAAATGTGGATTAGAAGAATGGTTAAATAAGCCCATCCCTCTAGAACTAGAGCATAAAGATGGGGATCATCATAATAATCTTTTAGAGAATTTAGAGCTATTATGTCCTAATTGTCATGCTCAGACTGAGACTTATTGTAGAAAATAATGCCCGTCTAGCCCAGCGGCAGAGGCACCAGACTTAAAATCTGTACAGGCTCGGTTCGAATCCGAGGACGGGTACCAATTCCAAGGGATACAATGTATAAAACAAGTTACACATATACTCTTAGAGATAAAATAGTCTCAGAAAGTTCGTCAGTGCCAATGGGTACGTTAGAGGACTTTAATAAGAAAGTTAACGCTATTCTTGATTATTATGGGCATAAGCCAAATTTCAAGTTTAGTGCAAGTTTTGGGTAGGTAAAGCCGATGGTTTCGGCACGGGGCCTGTAAAGCCTTTCCGCAAGGGAGTGATTCGATTTCGCACCTGCTCACCATGCTAGAGTCCGGAGGACGGTTGCTGGGTTGTGTCCCCGGTGAATAGGTTTCGACTACCTACTCTAGTTCCATAATTTAGGATAGTTCAGCATACCAAATGTTTGCAATACAGAACCCGAAAGGGGCTATCCTGTTTAGTTTTAGAATGGTCCAGCAACTCAATTACTGTGATTGGTTCACAATTTGTCTTAGAAACAAACCTAGCGGGTTCAATTCCCGCGTAAAAACAACCATTCTGTTTTAAGGAGATACATATGCTTAAGGGATATATCATGTTATAGAGCACCAAGGAGGGCTCATAACATGAAGCAACAATATAAGATCAACACACCGTCATGGTACCTCTACAATGGGGTATATGAGGAGTGGAAATCTAAAGGAATGTATGTCCATCGTTATCGCTGGATGCGCAACCCTAGAACACACCTTAATCGTAAGCGCCTCGCAGCGCACCCAGAGTTTACTCGCGGTAAGCAGCGAAAACTTCCTAGCAACTGGGATGACATGAACCTTTCGTTCAACCATTCCAACTGCTGGAAACGCTTCACTAAGAAGCGAAAACAACATTCTTAGGCTCCAGACCGCAACTCAATTAGCATTGTAAGCTCGTTGTTATTGGTTCGATTCCAATATCCTCCACCACTGGGGAGGATTAGCTCAATTGGTAGAGCACGAAAAACAGGAACCTGTATTAAAACTCTTGACTTTGAAGCTGAAAGCTTCTATACTATTTAAAGACTTAGGGATAAGTACTGCACTACATTTATCGCAGGGTAATGCCTGTATTAAGCAAAGTTACTTAAATGTAACCCCACAGGATTTCAGCCGCTGTATAAATACGGTTGACAGTAGATCGAGCTGTGTAAAACGATCGACACTATCCCGTACTAATTTAGAATGAAGACTGCAACTCAAAACTAACGGGGTTACCCGTTTCCAGGCTTGGGTACGCCACGAAAAGGCCCACAACATTCATTCTGTTCATAAAAAGGAAAACTACAATGACCATGACTTTTGCTAACGCGGTTGCGCGTTCTAACGCTCCTTCGATGGATCGTGGATATACCCGTACCGAAAACGGTATGCGCTCTCTTAAGAGCACTCTTTCCGCGACTGTGGACCTCTTCGGGTCTCTAACGCGAGGTAAGAACCTTGTTCCTGCTTTCGAAGCAGCTTTTCAGGAAAACCCTGATGTAGCTATGCGTCTGGCGCAGTATGCGCGTGACGTGCGTGGTGGACAAGGTGAACGTAAGATTTTCCGTGACTTTATGCTCCACCTTGAGCGTACTCGTCCCGACATTCTGGTGGATTCTAACATTCTGAAGAATGTTGCTGAAGTTGGTCGTTTCGACGATCTTCTGATCTTCTCTAACCCAGAAGTTAAAGCTGTTGCTTACACGATTGTTGCTAAGGCACTTTCGGAAGGTAACGGACTAGCTGCAAAGTGGATGCCTCGTAAGGGTGCAATCGCTATCGAGCTACGTAACTTCATGGAGCTTTCGCCTAAACAATATCGTAAGCTGCTAGTTCGGCTGACGAATGTTGTTGAAACGCAAATGTGCGCACGCAACTGGAATGAGATTAACTTCTCGCACGTTCCTTCGGTTGCTATGTCGCGCTATATGACTGCGTTCCACAAGCGCGCTCCTGAAGCCTTCGCGGCATTCAAGGCTGCCCTAGTTCGTGGCGACAAGGGTGTTAAGGTCAACGCTTCGGCTGTTTACCCACATGAAGTTGTTAAGCTGGCTGGCGGTGCTATGTCGTGCAACAACTACGGTAGCTATTCTCGTTTCAACGAGTATGGCGCTAAGGCTGAAAACCCAGTAGCCGAAGCTATGTGGAAGGCCCTGCCTGACTACATGAACGGCGAAAGCGTTCTAGCTATGATCGACACTTCGGGGTCGATGGAAAGCAATTACTACAATACTTCGGTTCGTCCTCTGGACGCGGCTGTTTCTATTGGTCTGTATGTTGCTGAGCGTAGCAAGAACCCTGCTTTCCGTAACCTTATCCTTTCGTTCTCTGAGCGTCCGGAAATTGTTAAGCTGGAAGGTAGCCTGGCCGCACGCCTGCATAGAATGTCGCAAGTTGCATGGGGTGGAAACACTAACCTGCACGCCGCATTCGATAAGATCCTAGACGTTGCTGTTAGCAACAACGTTCCAGAGTCTGAAATGCCAGGCACACTGCTAATCCTGTCGGATATGCAGTTTGATTCCTGCGCTCGTTACGATGACACTGCTCTGCAGATGATGCGTCGTAAGTACGAAGCCGCGGGCTACACAATGCCTCGCATTGTGTTCTGGAACCTGAATGATAAGGGTGACAAACCAGTTCGTTTCGGCGAAAATGGAGTTGCTCTAGTCTCTGGCTTCTCGCCAGCAGTCATGAAGTCGGTGCTTGCATCGGACCTTGACAAGTTCACTCCAGAGAGCGTAATGCTCAAGGCCTTAATGGTCGATCGCTATAACTGGTGATCAAAGATAGCGGAGTCCGATACCTTCCGAGGGTGTCCGGCTCCGCCGTCTCTCGGAAGTGATACGGTGGCTATAAAGTTATGCCACCTGTCACAATTTTGCTCTGCCGAGCTGAACTAGGTGGACGGGCCTGACTGTTAATCAGGATACGCGAGGTTCGAATCCTCGCGGCAGAGCAAAATTGTGACTTCATGCACCCGTCGTCTAAATGGAATAGGATACCACACTTTCAATGTGGCAGATGCCGGTTCAAGTCCGGTCGGGTGTTCCAACTTTGCCTCTATAGTGGTAATGGTAGCACGAGCCCTTGGTATGGGTTTAGTATAAGTTCAATTCTTATTGGAGGCACCATGGATAATATTAAGCTATCAGACCAAACTCGTGAGATAGGTAAGCCTTCCAACTGGAATGAAGAAGTTCATGGAAGTTGTATTTCAATATCTGTACATGATCGCCATACTTCTATAGGTAACTTTATGGTTACTGGATGGAAACCAACCTGTGGTGAACTAGAAGTTCTTAATCAGGACGGGCATATTTGGTTAGAAATTAACGGGGAAATTCACCCAGTGATTAAAATCTATGCAGCTTGAATTCATTTGGTGCAGAGAATGTGGCAAAGTTATCTCTGATGACGAGTATGTTGTAAACTGGGGTAGTTGTTCAGACTGTTTCGATAAACACTATTTTTTATATTGCGAACTTAATCCGGAGCAGCTAGAGTTATATGAAAGTAAAGATTGGCAAGCCAAAAGAGAATCAGAAAGTTTCGATTCAAATCCATGACTACGATGTAGAGGCTATGGATTACACGCTGGCGCTAATCATTGCTCCAATGCTGCGAAAGTTTAAGACTACTCGGGATTGCTCTCCTTTTGTCGAGGATGAAGACGTTCCAGAAGCTATTCGCACTACAGCTGCAAGAGTTACTGATAAAGAATATGAAGAAGATGAGTTCCTGCATGATCGCTGGGACTGGGTATTAGACGAAATGATCGCGGCCTTTGAAGCAATTGCTGAAGACCAAGAATCAACAAAAGAACGTGAAATGCGGGTAGACCGAGGGCTTAGGTACTTCGGCAAATACTATCGCAGTTTGTGGAATTAAGGCCAGGTAGCTCAGGGGTAGAGCAGGAGACTGAAAATCTCCGTGTCGGTGGTTCGAGACCGCCTCTGGCCACCACAAAATTTAGTTCTTGACTTTGTCCTAAAAGCGTGGCATAATGTTTATCTTAAGTCGGGAAAGCAAATGCCATTCTGTAAAAAATGTGACGAACAATTCAGCCGCGCTCGTGCGCAGCTGGGGTATAAAACCTGCTTGAAGTGCGGGTCGCCAAAACAAGAATTTCTAGCAATTCCTGTGGCAAAGTCTAACTATATCGTTGGCTTTCCCAAAGATTTGCTTAATAACAATCATAAGGGGCCTCGTGTCCATTAAGGTTCTGTAGCTCAATTGCGAGAGCGTCCGGTTGTCAACCGGAAGGTAGAGGGATGGAAACCCTTCAGAACCGCCATAATTCCTTGCGTAGGTCAATGTGGCAATCTGTGGTCTAGACGTGACTGTCTAGAATATTGTGGGTTAGTCACTCACAGCAGAGCGCAAACCTTGCAAGGAAACGTCTTTATGCCTCTATAGCTCATCTGGTAGAGCAGCTGTTTTGTAATCAGCAGGCGGTGGGTTCGAGTCCTGCTGGGGGCACCATTTATGTGATCGTGGCTCGAACGATTAGGCAGCTGACTGCAACTCAGCTTCATGCAGGTTTGAATCCTGTCGATCACTCCAACGAAAGATAAAATGAAACAGTTAGTATTCAATCTCGGTGATAAAGTTTGGCTTCATGGCGCACATAATCCGCCACTAAAACTAAAGCTATTCCCTTGGCCGCGTATGGTTCCAGAGCATAGTAAGGGCGGACTCTTTGAAGGTACCGTAGTTCACATCTTTGAGCGATTTAGTACGGAATATGTTGTAGAAGTTGATACTCATATCGAGCCAATGCTATATGTACGCGACGGTTTTACACTTAGCGACGCCCCAAACAAGCCCATTGGATTATTCCGACGTTGAGAGTTCTAGTTTACGGTGGTCGTGATTTCGCCAAACAAAATCTAGGGTTCCGAGCGCTTGACCAGCTTCATGCTGAGTTTGGTTTCACACTTGTAATCGACGGTATGGCACGCGGTGCTGATACAATCGGATACAATTGGGCGCAAAAAGAAGAATTACCAAGCGAGCGCTATCCTGCGCAATGGGATAAATATGGCAGAAGTGCCGGGCCTATTCGCAACAAGCAGATGCTTGATGAAGGTAAACCTGATATTGCTGTAGCTTTTCCCGGAGGTACGGGAACCAGCAATATGACAAAACAATTACTTGAGGCTGGCGTACTTGTAAAGTTCGTCATTCCTAAGGGCAAGACGCGCTAAGGTAGCCAATTTCTTTTGCAAGGAAATATCAGTGGGTTCGATTCCCATCTTGTCCACCAATTTGAACGTGTGTGCTGTAACCCAAACGAGATTCCTTATGTTTACTCCGGGAATCTTTAGTCCGATGTCAGTAGCAGAAGGTTTTAGACCTTGCAGCCAAGCGATGTAAACAGTAGCTTGGCGGTTCAAATACAATTACGGGCTCGCATGTACCAAGTAGCGAGAAGCAATGCATCTGTGTTGGGCTCAATTCCCATCGAGTCCACCAATTAAGTTCCCAGCCGAGGATGGAGCATAGGCCTTCGAAGCCTGTTGACTAGTTTCGATTGCTAGTGGGAACGCCATTTTAATAAGGAAAATAATGACAAGTACTGTAACAATCACAGCCCATCCCGCGCACGCAAATGATGGAACCCCTCTTATCGTAGAAGTGCTAGAGTTCGATGGCACTAATTGTATTAAAGAGACTTATCTAAAATCTGGCGGCAACTACAGCTGTGCTGTTTGGGAAGGTCGTTCAGTATCCATCGAAGAGGTTAAAGATGACCGCTCGTGAGTTTTGCTACTGGCTACAAGGAATGTTCGAGCTAAATGGTGCTCCATCACTTGATGAACGTCAGACGAAAATGATTAAAAATCATCTTGATATGGTTTTTATTCACGATATTGACCCCTCTTATCCAGAGGGTGATAAACTAAATAAGGCACATTACGAGGGCTTAGAAAAGCCAATGTTAATGCGCTGCTAACAGGATTTGGCAGTATAGTGTCAATAAGGATAAGCACAGTAATGTGCCTAAAGGAAGAATTTCTACATACTTCCGCTAGAAATAGTCCATCTATAAAAGCTTAGCTTAGGCCACCCGGAGTTGTCCGTAGGTTGCCCCATCTTCCAAGGTGGTGTATAGTAAGTCGAGTAATTTGCCCGGAAACGGATAGGACAGAGCCAATCGGTGAGTCTAATGGAAGTAGCATTTCAGTGAATTCAGCTAAATCGGCGAATATAGAATAGCAATAAGTAGTTATATAGTTCGATCACGCAAGAAAGAGCATATGGCAGTATAAGCGAAGAAGGTGTAATAGCCCCAACCGTAAAGTACAGTTGAGTAGTCCGCAAGACGAAAGACAGGAGGTGTGTTGTATATTGTATCTAACAAGATATGAAGCAACAGAAGTAGCACATCTCGGTAGATTCGCAAATTGCAGAAATGGTAAATGCAACAGTTTTAGATACTGTAGATTCTAGGTTCGATCCCTAGTTTGTATAACAAAAGCGAAAGACTACTTCAGTATATTACGAAAGATGCTTAATACCTCACTTATGAATGGGGTCTTTGATAGCTCGCAAGGCTTGAGAAGTTGCTTGGATAGAGATCGTAAGGGTTTAGCGGCCCTGAACTGCCGGGAGGTAGGCGAAGGATAGAACGGCGAGTAGTAATGTATGATAGGTCAAAAGCCAGACCTTATAAACGGCAGCATTGAGAGATACTAGATAATTCTAGTGGATAACGGATTAACGTTCGCCCGCAAGCGAAACGGTACGGTTCAAAGGCTCTCACTAAACGGTGTAATCTCAGCCCGTTTGAAACTGCATAGATAATCTCAAAAGGGCTTATCTATTCAGTTTATATGAGTTAGGTCGATCAGGGATGACAGCAGCCTCCAAAACTGCCGAGGAGAGTTCGAGTCTCTCAACTCATGCCAATTAACTTAGGCAAGGAAAGTCAGGACGCTGAGCGGCGTAATTAACCGTAAACGGAGGATGGGCAAGTCTACTCCCGGCAAGGGACGAGGGCCAGATACCCCACCGGCCTAAGTTACAAAATTCGCAGAAGTACCGAACGCGGGAGGCATCTAGGGTCAGTGAGACGGCCCTAGGGAAAGCTGCCAGTAGGTCCGGAGATTAATTCTCACCTTGCTCTGGCTGCGATACTTATTTACTCAACTACCTTGCAGCTGCGGGTCGCAATGTTGAGAACGTCGGGGCAAAACGTAAACCCTTACACCAATTCGCTTCGGGTTACCGACTAGATTATAGGCAGGACCAAGCTTTACGTAAGCACCCTATAATAGCATTCGTTCCTGAACGTAAATCAGGTGGTGGAGCTGCCGGAAGGCGGCCTAGCGTCCCCGCGCTATATCGGGGCAAGTTTATGCGGAGTGGAGCAGTCAGGACAGCTCGTTTGGCTCATAACCAAAAGGTCGATGGTTCGAATCCATCCTCTCGCACCCAATCAGAGCAATAACGCTCAACTCATAGGTTACACCATGAAGTACGAAAAAGCAATTGAAGCAATCTTGAAGTCTGCCTCAGACAGCACTGTCTATGTTGGCTGTGACTCTGTGCGTTTCAAAAAGAACGGTAAGTGGTTTGCAAGATATGCAACCGTTGTTGTTCTACACCACGCTACTCGCAATGGTGGCTCTATCTTCTCTCATGTTGAAGTTCAACCGGACTACGGTAATATCAAGATGCGAATGATGATGGAAGCCGGATACGCTGTTGAAGCCGCACTTGAAGTTGTGGACTGGCTTGAAGGTCGGACTATGGAAATTCACCTGGACATTAATCCTAACCCAAAACATAAGTCAAACGTTGCTCTTAAAGAAGCACTTGGCTATGTTCTTGGAAATACTGGTATTCAAGCTAAACACAAGCCAGATGCTTGGGCAGCATCACACGCTTCCGATCACTGTGCTAGGCTGAAGCCACTAGTACACGCATAACGCATCAGTAGCCGACGGGGATTACGAATCTCTGACACGTAACTGGACCTGAAAATGCTGGTTCGACTCCAGCCTGATGCGCCACTTTGTCCCTGTCGTTCAATGAATAGGACCTGTGACTTCTAATCACAAGATGAGGGTTTGATTCCTTCCAGGGACGCCATACTAGTATAGCTTAATGGTTAGAGCGAGGAGCTTATACCTTCTGTATGCAGCGGATTACTGCGCGATCTCGGTTCGAGTCCGGGTACTAGTACCATGCTCTCGTCGCCAAGCGGTCCAAGGCCGTCGGCTCATAACCGATTTATCGTAAGTTCGAATCTTACCGGGAGCACCATTTTGGTCAGTTATAGATACCTACAACAGCACGTTGATGAGGTTTTCCGTGTTAAACATGGAAGTAAGCACGTGAACCACAAGTGTCCAACTTGTAAGCGTTCTGTGCACTTTTTTGAAGATACTATAGCTGATAATGTTAACGGCGTGCTTTCGCGTCATGTATGCAATATGAAAGGCCGTTTTAATGAACTCCAACGACGATGATTGGCAGCCACCACAATGGCCACTCTGGGGAATCATTCTCCTAGTTCTGTTTGGTGCAATTACTACGTGTACAAATCAAATTTTTGGGTGAGCGGGCAGGATGGTAATGCAACGCACTGCTAATGCGTAGAACCCGTTAAACGGTTCACAGGGTTCGACTCCCTGGCTCACCGCCATTTTAAGTAAGGAATGTAATGACAACTGTTATCTCTGCTATCGCAACACTTGAAGAACAATCACGCGCTGAAACCGCAATGGAAATTGCTAAACGCGTAATTACCATGAGAGAAAAATTCGCATCAATTAGCGTTACGCAAGCTGAATTAGATAAAAGGTTAATGGCTGCAACAAGCGTAGATATTAACGATTCTGACGCTGTTTATAATATTCTTCGAGACACTAGGGATTTTTCTTCGGAAAATTATATGACGTATCATCGTCCACGTTAATGCGGATATAGTTCTAGTGGTAAAACAAGGCGTTGCCAACGCTTAGTCCCCAGTTCGAGCCTGGGTGTCCGCGCCACGGAGATAAAATGAAAGACACACATCCAAATGACAGAACCGACTGGGTAGTACAACGTAAGTTGTTTCTATTTACATTTGAGAAGTCTTTCGACACAGAGTCACAAGCGCGTAAATGGATGCGTAACGGCGATAAAATATATAAGGTAACTAATGAAACATATCACTGACTCACAATTCAACCAGATGGTTGCCCCTGCAGGTAAACGTTTAAGCGGACCCGGTACCCGCAGTAAGAACCCTGCTAGATACGATGCTAATAAGCATCTCTCTAAGAACGCTAAATAAAAATTGCGTGTGTAGTGCTAAAGGTAACACACTTGGCTTCCAACCAAGAATTGAGAGTTCGATTCTCTCCACCCGCGCCATAAAACGAAGTATCGACAAGATTCCCGTAGTTTAATCACTAAAACAGGCACCCCTTGTGGGAGCCAAGCTCCCGGTAGGGCAAAGTCCGGGCGGGCTAAAAAAGAATGCGTGATACAGTGCCAACAGAAGCCCACACAGAAATGTGTGGGCATTTTCTATTGTGGCGCCGACTCACCATTTTTAGTACTAAATATACCGCACGCGAATATGTGTCTTGACTTTCGTGCTTAATTCTCATATTATGTTATCTAAGGAGAAGATTATGTTACTTAGTAAAACACAAAAAATTTACCTTATTAATCGTGAAAAGACTTTAATCGAGATCATCGCTAGTAAGCCCGCTAAAGGCTTTCTTAGCTATCAAATAGAACTTGAGCTAGTGCGATTGCTGGGTGATCTTCACCTAGTTGAAGTTAAAGCAGCCAATGCACAAAAAAGTTCTTGACTTTTAGCACTTAATATTCTATAATACTTATTCAATCAATTTCAAAGGAACTACACATGGCCGAATGGACCGACGCACTAAAACAAACCGCAATTGACCTGTATCTTAAAGGCGAGCCTACTCCAGAAAACAGTATGGAAGTCGTAAAAGAAGTTGCTGACGCTATGGACCAATCTCCAAATGGCGTTCGCATGATTCTTTCCAAGGCTGGCGTTTACGTCAAGAAAGAAGCAGCTTCGGGCGCGAAGAAAGCAACTTCCTCAACTGCAAGCACGAGCACTCGTGTTAGCAAAGAAGATGCTCACGCACAACTTGTTGCCGCGATCGAAAGCCGCGGCGCAACCGTAGACATGGAAATCGTGTCGAAGCTGACTGGTAAGGCCGCGATTTATCTCGCCGGTGTTCTAGGAGCTGAATAATTAGCTAAACCCGGGAAGTTATCTTCCCGGGTTTTAGTCGTGTAAAGCTAAGCCAGCCTGCCGCGACTGGAGTTAAATGAGAAAAGAAGACTTACGAGAATTAATAGATACTTATGGCGAAGCTATAATTACCTATAGAAGTCAAGAGTCAAAGAAGATTAAGTACAATGTATGTACATTAGACTTCTCCAACGCTTACATTAGTACAAAACAAAACAGAGCTGAAGAAACTGAAGATACACTATTAGTCTTCTGCTGGGACGTTGACGCATATCGCCTTCTAAAGGCAAATAGCGTAACTTCTGTAGCACCACTAGCAAAAGCTCTAAAAGAGCCAGAGTAATGGCGGATATCTATTACAGGGTGATTCACGAAACCCCTGATAAGCAAATACGTTTAGTAATAAACGAGTTTCGTGAAGTAGAATATCTACATGTTCGAGAATATTATCTCGATTTTGACGAAATTTGGCAAGCATCTAATAAAGGGGTATCAATGCCGCTTTCATTAGAAAATAGTAAGGAACTATTTGCCGGACTTCTTGAGATTCTATCTCTTGCTGAAAGTAAAGAACTAATCCTAGAAACATTCAAAGAACTTATTGAAGGCACATACGTTTGAAAAACTTCCTAGATTATGCGAGCCAACGGTACTTCGCCGGAAATCCGATTATCTCGGACGACGAGTTCGATAAGCTAGCAGAAGCTCACTCGTACGAATATGTGGGGAGCCCTGTGCGTGACGGAGTTCCCCACTCCTATCCAATGTACTCACTTAAGAAGTGTTATGTTGGCGAAAAGCCGATTGAACTAAACGGAGAGACAATCGAATCTCCTAAGATCGACGGAGCCGCAGTTGCCCTAACTTATGTTAACGGTAACTTCGTTCTAGGTCTGACTCGCGGTGATGGAAAACGCGGTCAAGATATTACAGAGAACATTCGGCATCTTGTACCACAGGCAGTAGGCACTCCTACTGCTTTAATCCAAATTACAGGAGAGGTAGCTGCTCCTAAGTCTATCCCTAATGCTCGTAATTATGCTGCTGGTGCTCTTAACTTAAAGAATCCCGTTGAAGTTCGCACTAGAGAGCTTAAGTTTATTGCTTATGGGCTTACTGATACTACGGAGTGGCTGAACTACGACGAGGATATGAGCTGGCTACGGTCACAAGGATTTGCTACAGTACTAGACTCTACTTGGGAAGACTACCCACAAGATGGCCGTGTATTTCGCCTTAACTCCAATGCAGCCTTCGCGGAAGCCGGATTCACCGCCTCTCACCCGCGAGGAGCTTACGCTCTTAAAGAGCGCTCTGAAGGGGTGATTACAACCCTATCCAATGTGGTATGGCAAGTTGGGCGAACCGGAGCAGTTAGTCCAGTAGCAATTCTAGAGCCTGTAATGGTTGGAGACGCGCAAGTATCGCGAGCTACGCTGCATAATATGCGCTACATTGAAGAGCTTGGTCTCGAAATCGGATGCCAAGTCGAAATTATTAGATCGGGAGAAATTATTCCAAGAGTGGTACGTCGTGTATAAGGAACATAATGGGTGTTGCAATATCTCATGAGAAATATGAAGAAAAGCTTTTTGAAAAAGAAATAGAATTCTTTCCTCTGGAAAGATATATTAATTCTTATACACATATTGAGCACATATGTTTGAATGATCATGTATGGAAGGCTAGGCCCGATAGCATATTAAATGGTCATGGTTGTCCACATTGTTTTGGTAATGCTAAGCTAACCGATGAAATGTTCAGAGCTAGGTTGCCAGACACTTTGAAAGCTTTGGAGCCTTATAAAGGTACTTCTCATAAAATTAAACATGAATGTTTAATTTGTAGCCATGTGTGGAAAGTAGAGCCTCATAGCACTATGCGCGGCCACGGATGCCCAAAATGTGCTAAATATGGACTTAGCCCAAATGAGCCGTGCTATTTGTATTTAGTATCATTTGAAAATGATGAGATATTATACTATAAATTAGGTATTTCTAAAAATTCTGATTTATCTTATAGATATAAAGGTGATTGGAATAGATTTGCCATGAAAAAATTGTGGGACGTATATCTTCCTACAGGTGACATAGCTAAAGCTTTGGAACAGAGTTTATTATCTATGAACAGTAATTTTTTATTAAACACGGGACTACTTAAGTCCGGTAACACAGAAAGTTTATCTGTTTATATAGATAAACCTACAATATAGGGGAAAGTATGATATTTTGGGATTTCGACCCACGTAGATGGGTCCTAGGCATTGGCGTTGATTTTCGCGCTCAAGAAGCCTTCATCGAAGTTGGCCCATTCAGCGTTAATTATAGGTGGTGGAAATGGAACTAGCTATCCATATGTTCAGCACTAGTAAGTGTCCTAACTGCTTACCAGTTAAGCAGTCTCTAAATGTTTTAAAGGATAACTATCATAACCTAAACCTCAGCTTTACAGTAGTAGATAAAGAAGCTGATGGTATGGTAAAGGCACAAGAGTGGGGAATTAGTGCAGTTCCAACGCTTATTTTTATTGTAGATGCTACAGAAGTGTATCGTCAAGTTGGTGCGCTGCCAATGAGTGAGCTTGAAACCCATGTCAAAAGGTATTTACAACCAGACGTACTTCAAGAATCATCCGGAGGAAGCGACGAAACCAGCCCTGCTCTATTGTGTGGTGTTGGTCAACAAAGCGACTGACGAACGCGTATGCATAAAAATTGGTATTACTCAAGGAACCAGCTTTAAAGACGTTATAAAGCGTGCAGGCGGTTTCAAAGGTTATGAAGCTAGATTGCAAAAGCTAGTAAAAGGTACTCTAGAAGAAATATTTTATCTTGAAGACTACCTTCACGAACTCTGGGCACATAAGAAATATAAATCGCCGTGGGCATTTGGTGGTCATACCGAATTATTTGAGTTAGACGACGAAATAATTAGAAGCATTCCTATAAAAAGTTCTTGACTTCATGCCTCAACCCTGCTATTATACTTATATTGAATAAAGAGAAATTAATGATTGAGCCACCGACACATTGTCCTAGCTGTGCCTCTCCTTTGGAGTGGGTCAAAGATACTCTTTATTGCAGAAATGAAGAATGTGGCGCGTCTAGCAGTAAGCGTATTGAACACTTCGCTAAGACCCTTAAGATTAAAGGCTTAGGGCCCGCCGCAATCGAAAAGCTAAACATTAGCACAATTCAAGAAATTTATGAACTTGATATTGCTTATATTACTCTTTCACTGAACTCAGCAAAACTTGCTGTAAAGCTCTTTGAAGAAATAAAGAAATCCGAGCATGAACCGTTAAACACTGTACTACCCGGTTTCGGAATCTCCCTCGTGGGGAGAACTGCATCTGACAAGCTATCTAAAGTATGTAATGGCGTGTTTGATATTAATGAGAATACCTGTAAAAAAGCAGGACTCGGTGAGAAAGTAACTCACAATCTACTTACTTGGTTATCGAATGAATTTGATAGGTATTGTTATTTGCCTTTTTCGTTCGAGTTTGAACAATCCCAACAAGCACAAAATAAGGGAGTCGTTTGCATTAGCGGTAAGCTAACCAGCTTTAAAACTAAGGCGGATGCAACTAAAGTTCTAGAGGCTCTAGGTTATATTGTTAAAGATAGCCTAACTAAAGACGTTACTATACTTGTAAACGAAAGCACTCGGGAAACCGAAAAAACCACAAAAGCCAGATTGTCTGGCATAACAATTGTAAACAATCTTAAAGATTATTTGGAGACTATATAAAATATGACTACCCTACCTAAGTGGACCGACGAACGCACAGCTACTCTAACTGCCGGTGTTGGTTCTGAATCCCCTGTTTCGCGCGATACTGTCGCTCGTCTCGCAGCAGAACTAGAAACTAACGCTCGCTCGGTCTCGGCCAAGCTTCGTAACCTGGGCATCGAAGTAGAAGCTGTTACAGCTACTGCCAAGGCCTTCAGTGACGAGCAGTCCGAAGCTCTTGCCGAGTTCGTTGAAGAAAATTCGGGGCGCTACACATACGCTCAGATCGCAGAAAACTTTGCTGACGGACACTTCAGTGCTAAGCAAATTCAGGGCAAGATTCTTTCGCTTGAACTGACCGCAGAAGTTGCTCCTACCCCTAAGGCGGAGACACAAAAGACGTATTCGGACGCTGAAGAAGCGGTCGTTATCGCCGCTGTAAATGCCGGTAAGTTCGTTGAAGAAATCGCTGAATCAGTTGGTCGCACTGTTCCTTCCGTTCGTGGTAAGGCTCTGAGCCTTCTGCGTTCGGGCGCAATCACTGCGATGCCTGCTCAACGTGACGTTAAGGGTGATGCCCCTGACGCGCTGGAAGCTCTTGGAGACGTAAGCAAGCTTACTGTTGCCCAAGTTGCTGAAGCCCTTAGCAAGACAGAGCGTGGAGTTAAGACCATGCTTACTCGTCGCGGTGTGACAGTTGCGGACTATGATGGAGCTGCTCGTAAGGAAAAAGCCTCAGCCGCTTAATCTCCTTACCCCTCTAGAATATATTGGCCGGGTAGGGTATCTCTACCCGGCTAATTCCGTTTGGGAGTACAGGAAATGGAATGTAAAGTAAGACTGCGAGATAAGCAAGTAGCCCATCTACGGGCAGACCTAGAAGGTCTCACACTTGAAGAAAAACTTGGCATTGCTAAGTCTCTAATAAATTCGCTTCTACAGGGTGATTATAAGCTGATCGATAATGACTATCAGAAGTCAAGGGGGCAGTTTAGTTGAACCTGAGTAGCGCACTAATAAAGCAAGTTTTAGAGTTAAGTGACTTTGATACTTGGGCTAGAGTGCGTAAGCATTATCTTCCGAGTGAATATCATCAGTTATTTGATGCTATCAATAAACACACGACCAAATATCATAAGCTTCCTAAAGTAGAGGAGCTGAAACTATCTGTTCGCGACTCCACAACTTTAGATAAAGTTTATGCTCTAGACGCCATCGTAACAGATGCGGAACCGTTTCTGTTACTAGACTATCTTAAGAACGAATATGCTCAGAAAGAGGCCCTATTTCAACTGGATAAATGGGTAGACCAAACAATTGCTTTTGAATCCGCTGAAGAAGTGGTTAAAAGCCTGCAAGGAATATCTATGGACTTAGAACGCAAAGTAGAGATTCAACCAGAAAGTGAATCTATGCAGAAGCTATCTCTGTTTGAGTCCGAAGAACAATTTGCTAAACATATTCGTCTTGGCCTTAATGCCGAGTTCGACGCTACATACGACTTCCTAGGTAATGATTATATCATGATGGGAGGTAAGCGCGGTTCGGGTAAGTCCATTACATGTAATAACTTGGCCGTAACGTGTATCAATAATGGAAAGTCCGCGGTCTATTTCTCTATCGAAATGGACGCTAGACAAGTGCTACAACGCCACGTCTCCATTATGACCGGAATTCCTTATAGCAAGCTTAGAAACAAGAAGCTTAGTGTTATTGAGTGGGAATTAGTTGCCAAGTTTTGGGCTTCTCGTTATGAGAATGGCGATGAACATTTTGCCTCATACAAAACGCATCACGATTTTGATCTCTTCCACAAGGCAATTAGCCGGGAAGAACTAGTAGGCCCTCAACTAATTATTGTGTATGACCCTCACCTTACTTTAAGTAAGATTAGGGCTGCGCTAAATAAGCTAATCGCACAAGAAATAGAGCTTGGTGTGGTTATCGTAGACTACCTTAACCAAATCGAAAGAGAAGGGAACGGTAGCACCTCTGGCATGTATGACTGGAAAGAGCAAATTGAGACTTCAAAAGGTATCAAGTTGTGTGCTCAAGATTACGAGCTGCCATTCTTTACACCGTATCAAACCGATGCCGCTGGCGAAGCCAGATTTGCTAAAGGTATTCTAGACGCCGCTGACGCTGCTATGGTACTAGAAGCTCATGATAACTGTATTACTTTCAAAGTTACAAAGATGCGTAACGCAGATGATGAAGTAGTTTTCTGTTCTACGATGAACTGGAGCACACTTACAATCGGTCCAGGTTCGGCAACACCACCGGCTAAGGAAGAGGAAGACTCTGACGAAGACGCCCCTAAGAAGCGTATGAGTAAAAAGCGTGTACCTGCCGGGGTTTACGACGATCCACCATTTTAAGGAAGTCACATGACACCAGAAGAACTGTTAATCAGTAAAAAGATCGAGTATCTGCCTAGAGGCGCTGATCTACAAGTAAGGTGTTTTAATCCACAACACGACGATAAAAATCCCAGTATGAGAATTGATCGTATTACTGGGATTTTTAACTGTCTTTCGTGTGGATTTGCCGGAAACTTATTTCAGCACTTTGGCCATAAAGTCAATGTACTAGGAATGAAACGCCAGAAGTTCAAAGCCAAGATATTAGATAAGCTATCCGAGAATATCGGTCTAGACCTTCCAGAAAACTATGTACCATATGACGACTCTTGGCGCGGAATTTCTCCAGAAACCTACAAGGCTTTTGGTGCATTTCAGCACAGTAACAAAGAGTTTATTGGCCGAGTAGTATTTCCTATTCGTACAATGTCAGGTAAAATATCTGGCTTTAATGGTCGACATATGACCATGAACCACGATCCTAAGTACCTAATCTACCCTCCCGGTGCGAAGCTACCACTGTTCCCTGCTAACCCAGAGGTAATTCTTGGTAGAATCATTCTTGTGGAAGGCATATTTGATATGCTTAATCTATATGATAAAGGCTTACGCAATGCTGTATGCTGCTTTGGCACAGTAAAGCTTCTTGGTAAAAACAATACAGACGCTAAAAATAAGCTAAACCTGCTGAAACTTAAAGGAGTTGGTGGGATTGACATTTTCTTCGATGGCGACGAGGCCGGGCAAACAGCCGCAGAAGGTGTAAAAGACCTATGCGAACAATTAGAATTTGACGTTAGAAATATCTGCTTTAAAAACAAAGACCCAGGTGAATTGACAGCCTCACAAGTGCTCAAACTTAAGGAAAAATTATATGAATAAAGTTGCTCTAATTGAGACCAAGCCAAGTCGCACTAAGTTTGACGAAGCTTTCGACAATAAATTTACGTTTGACAGATATGCTCTATGTTCTGACGCCTCTCTCAAGAAAGTCTTGAAGAAAGATGTGGATATTGAATTTGACCCAGACTCCTATGAGTGGGTAATTCTAGTAGGCTCGGATGCATTTAAATATTATACTAAAAACTCATCGGTTAGTGAATATAGCGGTAAAGTAGTAGATGAGAAATTCCTACCAATTATCAACCCAGCCATGCTTTCCTTCAAACCTGAAATGGAAAAGGTCTGGCAAGAATCAAAAGAAAGTGTTATCAAATATGTCACAGGCGAACAAACCGTTGTCAAGTACAACACAGACAAGCTCCATGGTATCACGGACACTGAAGTGGCTATTGCGTATGTGCAAGCGGCTATTGACAGTCCCAACACCTTCGTAGCACTTGACTCCGAAACCTCGTCTCTTTATCCGCGCAATGGGTATGTTCTAGGTATTTCGCTTTGTTATGAAAGAGACCACGGCGCATATATTAGCACAGAGTGCTTTACTCCCGAACTAGAAGAGCTTCTTCAGTCTCTGTTCAATCAGAAGAAAGTTGTCTTCCATAACGCAAAGTTCGATATTGCGTTCTTCGAGTATCATTTCGACTGGAAGTTCCCAGACTACGAAGATACTATGCTTCTGCACTATCTGCTAGATGAAAATCCTGGCAACCACGGTCTTAAGCAGCTTGCGCTAAAGTATACCCCATACGGGGATTATGAGCGCCCGCTACATGAGTTTATCGACGAGTATCGCAAGAAGCACGGCGTTCTGAAAGATGATTTTAGCTGGGAAGTAATCCCGTTCGAAGTAATGGTTCCGTACGCGGCACTAGACTCGGTAGTAACTTTCCTACTGTACTGTAAATTTAAGCCAGCTATTATGAAGAATAAGAAACTGGACTGGGTATACAACAATCTTCTGATTCCCGGCTGTACCGCGATTACAAAGATGCAAGATAACGGCGTGCCGTTTGATACTGTGCGCTTGAAGAAAGCACAGCGTATGATGCAAACCGATATCGACGCAGCAATCGAGAAGCTTTATAAGCACGAAGTAATCAGAGACTTTGAAAAGTTTCAAGGTAAAGACTTCAACCCTGGCAGTACTCAGCAACTTCGCAAGCTTCTATTCGACTTTGTTGGTCTAAAGCCTACAGGCAAAAAGACAGGCACTCAAGCTGACTCTACCGATAAGGAAGTTTTAGCCGAGTTAGGGCTACAGCATGAAATTCCAAATCTTATTCTTGACATTCGTCAACGCTCTAAGATTAAGAACACCTACTTGGATAAAATCATCCCTAATCTTGATAGGGACAATCATCTTCGTACCAACTTCAATCTACATAGTACTACATCTGGTCGCCTATCGTCTAGTGGCAAGCTAAACATGCAGCAGCTTCCTCGGGACAACCCCGCGGTTAAAGGCTGTATTAAAGCTGCCCCTGGACACACTATCGTATCTATGGACTTGACCACAGCCGAAGTTTATGTCGCGGCAGTTCTGTCTAACGACAAAGAACTTATGAACGTTTTCCAAAGCGGTGGCGACTTCCACAGTACTATCGCTAAGAAAGTATTCAAACTTGACTGTGAAGCTAAGGATGTTAAGAAGTTTTATCCTCTGCTAAGACAAGCTGCTAAAGCTATTACCTTCGGTATCATGTATGGTGCCGGACCTAATAAGATCAGTCAGCAAGTAACTCTTGATGCGCGTAAAGACGACCCACATGCTCCTGAATTTACAAAAGCCGAAGCAGAAAGCGCTATTAAAGATTACTTCCGTATGTTCAAGGGCCTAGCTAAGTGGATTGAAACAAGCCAGAAGTTTATTAACGAAAATGGCTTCACTTATAGCCACTTCGGACGCAAGCGTCGTCTGCCTAACGTGTTCTCAACTGACCGCGCTATCCAAGGTCACACAACACGTTCCGGACTAAACTTCCTGGTGCAATCAGCGGCTTCGGATGTAAACCTACTAGCTGCCATTGATATGATGGCATTTGTAGAAAAGCATAAGATGGGGGCTAAAGTTTTCGCTCTTGTGCACGACTCCATCCTGGCGGAAGTGCCAAACGATGAGATCGAGCTGTACTGTGAGGCTCTGCGCGGCTTTGTTCAAGCTGATAGAGGTCTGTCTATTCCTGGCACTCCAATTGGCTGCGACTTCGAACTCGCAGAAGATTATAGCATGGGTCTGGGTAGTGAAGATTACCCTGAAATGACTAAGTATGAAATCTATGAAATGAAGTGGGATAATGCTAGAAATCGCACGGAAACTTGATCAAGCCTTAAATGATAAGTGGGAGACTAGGTGTGACCTAGAGATCTACACACTTGCTATGGCTTTGATCAGGTCAGTAAAAGAAAATGCTAAAGACGTATAAAGACTTTCATAAGATAAAGTTCCCTATCTATGTGCTGCCTAGTGATAATTGGTGGTACCAAGATAGGGTGCTTTTTCTAGATAATCGAGTAGTAGATGAGAAAAATATGCCGGGAGCTACTCTTGGCGTAAGAAGGCTACAATGTGGTAGATCTGATCTTCTCCCACTAAGAAAAGCTTTACTCGATGTTTCGGACCTTGTGCACTGTAAAACAAAAAAATTCATTGATAGTAACGGAACACCGTTCACATATGTAAAAGAGTATAGTAGCCTTTTAAAGTGTTACCGTATAAAAAGAATTGATAGGAAAGAAATCGCTTCAATCCTATGGCTATATGATTGGCCAACCCCAATAACAATTCCACGCCCGCCTTTGAACAATCCAGAGTACGTGCGCCTCCTTCATGTTAATGGAGCGCCTTGGATAGTCTATGATTATGTACGTTGTCAGGTAAAAGACACATACAGGAGAATATAACACTTGGCTAAAAATAGTCCTAACCGCCGCGAGGCGAGAAGAAAAACCACAACCGATTTTCATCTGCAGTTATCCCCGATTACTGCTCTAACTGAAAATCAGGCACGCGTACTTAAGTACGAAGGTAATCAGGTTCTACATGGTTGCGCCGGTTCAGGGAAAACATTTCTTTCCTCATACCTCGCGTACAGAGACCTAACTAACAAAAAGTTTGGAAAGGTAATCTATATCAGAAGTGCGGTTGCAACTAGAAATGTCGGGTTCTATCCTGGAACAGAAGCAGAGAAGTCTGCTGTGTATGAACTACCTTACAAAGATATTGCCAATGAGTTATTTGATCGAGGCGGAACTTACGACGATCTAAAGAAGAAAGGCATTGTTGAGTTTATGACTACCTCCCACGTTAGAGGTATCACTATTAACGATGCAGTAGTGATTGTAGACGAAATTCAGAACATGAGCTTCCATGAGTTAGACTCGATTATCACTCGTTACGGCGCAGATTGTAAATACTTCTTCTGCGGTGATTTCAAACAATCTGATCTACAAGTAAATGGAATCAAAGAATTCTTGAACATTCTTAAAACTATGCCAGATGATTTCCAGTTCACTGATTTCACTGAAGACGACATTGTCAGAAGCGGACTTGTAAAGCGATATATTATTGCTAGGAACAAATATGAAGGCGGTACTTAGTAACAGAATATTTTTGGAAGTAACTAGGGAGTACGGTAGCTTTTTGCAAGATGAGCTATCGTACGCCATCCCCAGTTTTCAGAACCCAGACCAGCCGCAGATTCTAAGAAACTTTACTACTGTTAGGCCCGGACTTATGTCTATTCCTATCGGAAGAACTGATCTTATCCCAGAAGGTTATGAGATCAAAGATAAAAGACTATTAGTTCCTGCTGAGTTTCCAAACTTTAATGGTACATTGCGAGAAAGCCAACAGTCAGTACATGATCAATTAAACGACAACTGCATCATCAATGCTAAACCTAGTTGGGGGAAGACCTATGCTGGTTTAAAAATCGCCGGGAAACTAGGACAGAAAACATTAGTTGTTGTTCATACAGTGCCACTGCGAAACCAGTGGGCTAGAGAAGTTGAGAAAGTCTACGGAATTACTCCAGGAGTAATTGGGTCATCTAAGTTTAATATAACGCCGCCTATTGTGATTGGAAACGTACAGTCCTTATATAACTGTATGCCACAGATACAAAAGACTTTCGGAACTATTATTCTAGATGAGATGCACCACGTATCTAGCCCAACGTTCTCTCGAGTAATTGATAAAACTTATTCCAGATATAAGATTGGCCTATCCGGTACTATTAAAAGAAAAGACGGTAAAGACGTTGTTTTCTGTGACTATTTTGGCAAGACAATTTTCCGGCCTCCGCCGGAAAATGCAATGACTCCAGAAGTTGATGTTATTGACTGTGGAATTGCATTACCAGAAGTTATAGGAAACAATTGGGCCCAGCGAATAAACCAACTAATGGATATTCCTGAATACAAAGCTCTAGTTATGCGCTTGGCTGACTACTATGCTAAGAAAGGCCACAAGATATTAGTAGTACAAGATAGAGTAGAATTTGCTAAATCTTGTGTCGAGAATCGACCTAAGGCCGTTGCTATCACTGGTGCTCTAAAAGATGGCCGTGAAGAAGAAATGGATAGAATCTTCACTGATATTGATGAAATCTGGGGCATTACCTCGATCTTTAAAGAGGGGATTTCAAAGGACATTCTTAGCTGCTTGATTCTGGCAGGCCCAATTAACAATGAGCCAATGCTAGAACAGTTAGTTGGCCGAATCCAGCGCCCGCAACCTAATAAACTCCCGCCCAAGGTAGTAGATATTAAACTAGCTGGGTGGACTGGTTCTAAGCAATTTCAGGCGCGTTTGGGATTCTATATGAGAATGGGATATAAGATAAACTACTTGTAAAAAAGTTCTTGACATTATGCTTGGAGATTGCTATAATACTATTTGATTGGAAAAAGATCTACCGTTTCTCGAAAGGGCAGCCTTCCCGGGTAATACTGGCTTTGCGCGCTTTAGTCGGAGAAACTCCAGTCCATAACTATGACCCGTTATACTTTGCTTATATCAAAGATTTTACGGGCAAAAGTTTCTTAGTTAACCCTGAAAAGTTAATTGAAGAAAGCTTCTTCTACAAAGCAAAAGAAATAGCTGAATATACAGCCTTAGCTAGTTTTAGAAGTTACGCCAACTATACTATGACAAACAACAAAACCTTAGACTTGTTACACGTTCCAGTGAGACAAGAGCTTATCACAAACAATAGACTACTTAGCATTGAGAACGGAAAAGTTCTGTTCAAATTTGAAGAAGTCACGGAGAAAAAACATGGCATTAGCCTTTAATAAATCAAAAGGCGGATTCGTAAAGGACCGCGCAGACAGCTACCAATACAAAGACGGAGAGAACCGTATTCGACTAGTAGGCGACGTACTCGCACGCTACGTATACTGGATTAAGGGCGAGAACAACAAGAGTTTGCCTTTTGAGAATCTCGAATTCAACCGTCAAACTGAAAAGTTTGATAAGGCAGAAGTTAACCACGTCCCCGAGTTCTATCCCGATCTTAAGAGTTCTTGGGGCTACGCTATGCAGTGTATTGCTCTGGATTCCGGCGAACTGAGAATCCTTAATCTCAAGAAGAAGCTGATGGATCAAATCCTTAGCACCGCGGACGACCTAGGGCTTGACCCTACGGACCCCGAGAACGGCTTCGACGTAGTATTTGAGAAGAAGAAGACTGGACCTCTGCCTATCAACGTAGAGTACAGCGTCAAGGCTCTTAAGTGCAAGGCCCGTGCTCTTTCTGAAAAGGAAATGGAGCTGATTAAGGACCTGAAGAGCATGGATGAAATCCTTCCACGTCCAACCGCAGAAGCTCAGCTTGCCCTACTTCAAAAGCTGCAAACTGGTTCAACGGACGAGAGCATCGACGAAGACGTCGATCAGGAGTTCACCACCACATGATTAGTGAAAGAGAACTAGCACTAGCTTTCGATCATTTAACGATTGAAAAAACTTTGGACCCAGAGCTTTATGCAGAGCGTTTAGACTTCGCATATGAGACCCTAACAGATGAGGACAAGCCGATTAGCGCAGGTCGCATCTTAGCCAGAGTTTACGCCGACTTTCTAGCTGATTAACAAAAAAGGCCGCTATAGTTTTAAACTATAGCGGCTTTTGACCCTAAGGATACAATGATTTTATTTACAGCAGACTTACACATAAAATTAGGGCAAAAGAATGTTCCAGTAGATTGGGCAATTAATCGCTATCGAATGTTCTTTCAACAAGTTTATGAATTAGAGCCGAAGATTGATCTACATATTATTGGTGGCGATATATTTGATAAGCTGCCAAATATGGAAGAGTTGAATCTATATTTTGAATTCGTAAAAGGTATGAAAGTTAGAACGTTACTTTATGCGGGTAACCATGAAGCTACGAAGAAAGGCAAGACATTCTTTAGTCATCTAAAAGATGTTACAAATGCGATTAACCCGCTTGTAACAGTTATAGATGAGATATATGAAGAAGATAACTTCACAATAGTACCTTACGAATTTATTCACAAGAATGGTATTTGGGATTCTTTAGATAAGAATAAAGTAGTATTTACTCACGTTAGAGGCGAGATTGAACCTCACGTAAAACCGGAGATAGACCTTGAGCTTCTTAGCGATTTTCCTCTTGTTTATGCTGGTGATCTGCATAGCCATTCGAATTGCCAAAGAAATATCATCTATCCAGGTTCCCCAATGGTTACTAGCTTCCACAGGTCCTCTGTCACAACTGGCTACCTTCTTATTAATTCTGATGATCTCACTTCGTGGAGTTGGCATCAGTTTCAATTGCCTCAGCTAATTCGTAAGACGGTCACAGACCCTGCGGATATGCTACCTACCTACTATGATCACACAATTTATGAGTTAGAAGGTGACGTTATGTCTTTGGCAAAGATCAAAGACAACGAGCTACTAGATAAAAAGCTAGTAAAAAGAAGCTCGGATACTTCACTCATTTTACACAAAGATATGTCTATCGATGAAGAACTAGCAGAGTATTTAACATATATTCTGGAACTTCCTGACGATAAGATTAAGAAAGCAATAGGAGTGTTCCATGACTACGCAGCTAGAAACGCTTGAGTTCGATTGGTACTTTAGCTACGGTAAGGGCAATTCGATCAATTTTACCGATAATACGGTAACTCAGATCCTTGGCCCAAACGGTTATGGAAAGTCCTCTATCCCACTTATCCTAGAAGAGATTTGTTTTAATAAGAACTCGAAAGGTATCTCTAAGGCCGATATTCCTAACCGATACGGTCCGGGCGGAACTTGGGGTAGGCTTACATTTACTAAAGACGCTGATGTATATGTTATTGAAGCTGATCGTAAGACCTCAATTAAAGTAAAGCTTTCCAAAAATGGTACAGACATATCGTCACATACCGCGACTGGAACCTTTAAGCTGATTGAGGAACTTCTTGGAAACGACTTCAAGACGTTTAGCCAGTTGGTTTACCAAAATACAAATACCAGCTTACAGTTTCTTAGTGCGACCGATACAAACCGTAAGAAGTTCCTTATTGATCTCCTACAGCTTGACGAGTATGTAAAGTTTTTTGAGGTCTTCAAGGATGCAGCAAAGTCTCACTCAGTACTGGCTGCAAAAACGGAGACACAGTTAGAAACTGTAGAGAACTGGCTTAAAACAAATCAGCTGACTGATACCACTGAACTGCCGACAGAGATAGCTACAGTAAGCCTCTTCGACGAAGAGAAAGAGCTAGCAAATCTGTCTGTTGAAATTGCGAACATTAAGAAAACTAATACGCAGATTGCTCAGAATAACAAGTATCGTGAACTTCTATCTGGCGTAGATATAGATACTATTAATAGCTTACCTATAGACGAGTACAAAACCTATGATGAAGAGCAGAAAGCGCTTGGAGAAATTGTTGGTCAAGAAAGATTAGTAGAGGCTCAACTTAAAAAGCTAAAAGCCTTAGCAAACTCCTGTCCTACCTGTGAGCAAGATATTCCTGTTGACTTTAAAGAGGGATTGATAGCTGCTGAAGAAGAAAAGGTTTCTAGCTTCTCTACTCGTAAGCAAGAGCTAACTCAGATTATCGCCAACATCAAGGCTGATAATAAGAATTACGAGTATAAGCGAGACAAAGTTAAAGAGTGGGAAGAGCTGTATAGATCAGTAAACTTCTCTCTGCCAGAGGAACTACTAGACAAGACTGATCTTGAAGGAAACTTCAAAGAACTTCAGACACGTATATCCTCTGTTAAAACTGAACTTGAGCGTGTGCGTAAGCACAACGAAACTGTAAATAAGCACAACAGTCGTATTCAGGTAATACTTGAACAGGCAGATGCTTTTAAAAAGCAACTTGAAGTTCTATCTAAAGATTTGGCTGAGCAGCAGGACTTCCTTAGTGATCTAGAACTACTTAAGAAGTCTTTCAGCACAAACGGCCTTCTTGCATATAAGATCGAGAATCTGGTTAAAGACTTAGAAAGTCTAACAAATGATTATCTTTCGGAACTAAGTGACGGACGCTTTATGATTGACTTTAGTGTAGTGTCTGACAAGCTGAACGTAAATATTACGGACAACGGTAAAGCTATTAACATTGCTGCGTTGAGTTCCGGTGAGTTAGCGCGAGTTAACACTTCGACACTTCTAGCTCTCAGAAAACTTATGAATTCTATCTCTAAGTCCAAAATCAATGTTCTGTTCTTGGACGAAGTTATCAGCGTATTAGATGAGCAGGGCAAGGAAAAGCTAGTAGAAGTTCTTCTTGAAGAAGACCTAAATACTTATATCGTATCGCATAGCTGGACTCACCCTCTTCTGGCTAAGCTAGAAGTGATCAAAGAGGATAACATATCAAGGATTGAATATGCCTGAGAGACGAAAACCAGTTAATATGCAAACTGTGTATTACTTATGCGATAATTGTGAAGTAGGCAGCCTACATGGAAGTGAAGAACCTACCTGCCTGCTAAACAACCCACCTCGGTATAAACATACATGTAGCAATTGTAGGTCTATATATACCTTAAATAAGCTATATCCTTATGTGGAGTACGTAGATGCCTGAAGTAATAGAAATTAGAGAGTTTGCCACATATCATTGTGACGATTGCACAGAAGGCAGAATGTATCCAACAGGTAATCTGTGGGGTCCTGACAGAGTAGAGCATCAATGTAATAGATGCGGGTCTTTCCAAAACTTCGATAAGTGTTATGAGACACTTTGGGATAAGTATGGTTAACGCAAGACAGAAAGGCGCATCTTGCGAGACACAGCTTAGAGATAAGCTTAGATTAGCTACTGGTCTGCCATTTGAAAGAGTACCCGGCTCTGGCGCCGGAGCTATTAAAGGCGATCTATATATTCCCACTCATCCATATGTGCATTGCATTGAGGTAAAGCACTATGCAGATTCACATTGGAATGATAAGATATTCACTAGTAAGAGTAACAACTTTGTTATGTGGTGGAAAAAGCTTGTAAATCAGGCTAAAGCCACTGGAAAAGAGCCGCTGTTAATCTTTAGATATGATCGTTCCAAGTTCTTCGTTGCGACCATTAAAAAACCAGTAAACACTGAAAATTATGTTGACATTTGCTGGCTAAAGTGCTATACTTTAGTATTGGACGAATGGCTTGAAAAGGAGAAGATAGAATGGATGAAGTAAATTATTCTATCTACTGCTTGTATACTACGAATAACGATATTTATATTGGTTTGAGTAAAAACTCTCGGCTACGTATAGAGCAACATTTTAGAAAAAGTTGTAATTTTAGGTTGAGAGAATTAATAGATGGTGGACGCACGGAAGTTTTCTCAGAGGTACTTCACTCAGGCCTAACTCAACAAGAAGCTAGTAATTTAGAGAAAGTACTTATCAAAAAGTATAGAGAAGACCCAGATTATAGAATTTTGAATGTTCAATCTGGTGGGGTACGAGGAGGTGCAAAAATTGAAAAGTCTCCAAAAATTTCAAAAGTAAACACGAAACATTTATCAGATAATCAGATAATTGCACTTCGCCAGAAATATTATATAGCTAATAAGCCTATAAAGTTCATTGAAGAATGTAAACAATATAATATTGCAAAAAGCTATTTTGTTAAGATTTTAAGAGGTAAGGCCAGACGTAACTTATCTGGGCCTATACTAGGAAAGGATTACACTAATGGTTAAATTATATAATGCAGAAGATGGGGAGAACAGTAACGTACTAATTGTTGATGCTATGAACCTAGCTTTTAGGTGGAAACATAGCGGAGCTACTAATTTTGTCGACGACTATATCAAAACAGTACAAAGCCTTGCACGTTCTTACAAATGCGCAAAAGTAGTAATTGCCGCTGACCAAGGCGGTTCTCAATATAGAAAAGAAATTTTTCCAGAGTACAAAGCAAATCGAAAAGAGGCTTACAAAGATGACACGCCCGCGCAAAAGGAAGCTACACGCAAATTCTTTGACGAGTATGAACGAGTACTTGAGGCCTGTGATAGCCGCTTTACACTGTTGCGCTACAACGGAGTTGAGGCCGACGATATCGCTGCGTACATTGTCGGCAACAGAGAGCGCTTTGGAGTTGAGCGTATCTGGCTTATCAGTTCCGACCGAGACTGGGACCTTCTCGTTGGAGAACATGTCTCTAGATTCTCTACTGTTACACGGAAAGAACAAACTCTTGATACATGGGATAACCCTGTCCCTCCTGAAGATTACCTCACGTTCAAATGCCTTGTGGGAGATAAGGGAGACAATATCCCTGGAGTTGACGGAGTCGGGCCGAAGAGAGCTGCCGCTATCATTGATGAATACGGATCCATCTTTGATATTTGCGACGCTTTGCCAATCCCTGGAAAATACAAGTACATCGCATCGCTTAACGAGAGTAGAGAGCAGATGTTCACCAATGTCGAACTCATGGATTTGGTCACCTACAGTGAGGAAGCCGTGGGTAAGCAGAACTGTGTAGACATTGAAAATAAATTAAATGCTTAATTATAAGCAAAGTACGGAGACTAAATGACGAGCGTAAGAGCAGAGATTATTACACGTAGGACCTATAACAGGCCTACATCAGAAGACGGGAAACATTTTGAGACGTGGCCCGAAACCGTAAGCCGAGTAATTGGGCACCAACAATGGCTTTGGGAGCGCGCTAAAGGTGACGAAGAGCTAACAGACACAGAGTACCAAGAACTGTTTGACTTAGAACAGTTTATGCTACAAAGAAAAGTTCTAATGTCGGGGCGAACCTTGTGGCTCGGCGGAACTACGGTAGCGCAAAAGAGAGAAGCCTCGCAGTTCAATTGTAGCTTCACCGAGGTTGAGACTGTATACGACGTAGTAGATATTCTATGGCTTCTTCTACAGGGCTGTGGTGTAGGCTTTAAACCAATTGTAGGAACGCTAAACGGGTTCTCCAGATATATTAAAGACATTAGGGTCGTTCACAGTACTCGTACTGATAAGGGGGGGAATGAGAACAATGTCGAAATCTGGGACGCGAAAACCGGAACGTGGACTATTAAAGTTGGTGATAGCGCCGAAGCGTGGGCCAAATCCATTGGAAAATTACTTGCTGGTAAGTACCCGGCCCGGACCCTGGTACTCGACTTCTCTGAACTTCGACCTGCCGGAGAACGCCTCAAAGGATACGGCTGGATTAGCTCTGGTGACGCAGCCATTAGTAAGGCCTATATGGCTATCGCGAAAATTCTAAATGGACGTGCTGACAGTCTTCTATCCAAGATGGATATCATGGATATTGTTAACTGGCTAGGCACTATTCTTAGCTCACGACGATCTGCTGAAATTGCTCTATTTGAGTATGGTCAGAGTGAGTGGGAAGAATTTGCAGTAGCGAAGAAAGACTTCTGGGTTTACGACAACGCTCACCGTACTCAGTCGAATAACTCTCTACTATTTATGAGTCGACCAACGCGTCATGAACTAGCATCTATCTTTGATCTAATGATGGACGCTGGTGGTTCCGAGCCGGGCTTTATCAATGGAGTTGAGGCGCAGAGACGCGCACCTTGGTTTAAGGGTTGTAATCCTTGCGTTGAGATTCTACTTGGAAACAAATCGTTCTGTAACTTAACGGAGATCGACATTGCCAAATTTAGAGGTAACAACGCAGAACTTCACTATGCCGCCAGACTGGCAGCGCGAGCTAACTACCGTCAGACATGCGTCAATCTCAAAGACGGAATTCTTCAAGAAGCTTGGCACCTCAACAATGAGTTCCTACGTCTCTGCGGAGTCGGACTTACCGGAGTCGTTAAGCGTCCAGATATGTCCGCCTACGACTATGAGTATCTCAAGCGTACGACTGTTGCCGCAGCTTTCAGCATGGCTGAAGAACTTGGCACACCGTATCCGAAGAATGTTACCTGCATTAAACCGTCGGGGACGCTCAGTAAGATTATGGACACTACCGAAGGTGCCCACAAGCCTCTTGGCAAGTACATATTCAATAACGTCACATTCAACAAGCTCGACCCAATCGTTCAAAAGATGCGAGACGCCAACTATCACGTCTTCAACCACCCGACCGATAGCGACGGGGTACTTGTATGTTTCCCAGTAGCTTATGAGGGTGTACCGTTTGATGTTGTTGACGGAGTTGAGGTCAATATTGAATCAGCTATCGCCCAACTAGAGAGATATAAGCTTTTGCAAACAAACTGGTGCCAGCAGAACGTATCCGTAACAATTAGTTACGATCCTAGTGAGGCTGATGATATCATTGATTGGCTTATGGAGAACTGGGATATTTATGTTGGCGTGAGCTTCCTATATCGCAATGACCCTACAAAAACCGCTAAGGACCTAGGCTACCTGTACCTACCTCAAGAGGTAGTTACTAAAGAAGTATATGATAAATATGTTTCTACGCTTAGAGAGGTTAACCTCGATGCAACAGAAAGCTTCGATGAGCTAACTGATGCAGATTGTGCTACCGGGGTTTGCCCTGTCAAGTAAAAGAAAGGGCGGTGGATTGCTCCACCGCCTTTTTTACTTATATAACGCTGCTTGGAAGATTAGTGCTTCCTTTGCAATCTTATCGGCTTTGTCTGTACCGTTGATAATTTTACGGCACTTTGTAAAGGCTTCTAGAGTTCCTGGCGCCTCCGTTAAGTATGTGCTCAACGATTTTCCAGTAAACCAACCCTGCTCCATACCCTTAACAAGGATACTAGATGCGACTTTGGGCTGCATAGCTAGGTCTGGGTTATTTACCAATGGAACATCAAGCTCTTTCTCTGCTTTCGCGTAGTTAACTTTCCAAGTTAGCTGCACATAACCTCGTCCACAGTATTTTGCCCCGTCACCTGGAGCAGTATTTCCATATTGCCGCGCACGTGCAGGATTTTGCCCAGTAACGTCGTACATTTTAGTGTAGTAACTAATGCCACCATACTCTTTGATAGGTTGCATAGTCCCCGCAGTTTCATGGAAAGCAGTTGCTAGTGCGTAGGCAATATAAGCTTTAGGCCATTTAGCTGCTTCACCAGCCACTAAAATAGCCTCTAAACCTTCAACCTCTGAGCTTGATAAGGTTGGCCCGAGAAGTTTACTAGCCCTTAAGTGTGTATAAAAGTTTTCTTTATTCATGTTTTCCTGTTGAGTTGATAAGGCCAACCCCTCCTAATGTTGCTAATACAATGCATAGTATTAGATTTATCTCGGCAACATATAGACTTAAAAGTTCCGGCGTTAAAATACCGTCTTTCCACATAACAATTAAACTTGCATGTAATGTAAGTTGTGATATAAGCCCTCCTATTACTATAAGTTTCCACTGCTGTCTTTGTTTAAGCCACATATGATATACCCATAAAGCTAAAGGAAAGTCGAGTAGTGGAGATATTAGTGCTGTATTCAATAAACCAAATTTAAGAGTTAGTAACGTACAAGTAATAACGCTAGATAATAGAAGTATAGTTACCAGCAAAAGATCAGCGTTTTTAATCGGTGATACGTGAAAAGCATTGGCGGCTAGTGCTAAAACAATTAGCATTATTATGGAGTATGTTAATATCATGGGTCACCTTCATGTGTTCCTAGCCCACATACATATATGTCTTGGCCTAATTTAAAGGACCACTTAACGCCAACAAATCGCCCACGAACTCCGTGCGAGTTGGCAATTTTTTCATTTATTTCTATTACTTCACCAGACCTGTATGCTGCTTCATCGTTTAAAGCAAACTCAGCAGCAACTTCTGCGGGCCAGAGCTCAGCGTCCGTTCTACCAGCATAAGTTATAGGTTCTCCATTCAGATATTTATCTGCGTAGACCTGACTAACTTGAATCATGCGGAATCGTCCAGTGCCTTCTCTGCGTTTAATCCACATAAGTCTTGGCATAGTTAATACAAAAGTTTCCAGTTCTTGAACTGTAACGCTCTGACGATGCACCATTTCTTGTATCATATGAAGAGTTATCTCTTCAAATTTTAAGCCTGTGGCTGCCGCAAGTACGGCTCGTATTTGTCCAAGTTCTACTTCTGTTTTATGCGCACGCTCTCTTAGTCCATCAATAAGTTCCGCAGTTTTGGACTCTGCAATTTTGCGGCCTCGCCAATTAGCAGTTATCCAAGCAATAACTGCTGCTCCACCTGTAGACGCCAATGGCCACAGATCAACGATTTGACTCACTAAAGAAGGAGCCTGAGGAATAACATCGGTCACACTATACCCTATATTAGATTATCTAATTCCTAGTCATATATGACTGGTTACACTTACTATAGTAGGGCGGGATAAAAATCCCGCCCTTAGTAGTTTAAGGAGCCGGGAATCCTGGCATACCTGGATTCGGTGTTCCATTCTGACGAGAAATCAGATTAGTTAGCACACGTTCAATCTCCTGTTCAAAGCTAAGCATCTGAGAGCCAACACGCATTAGCGTATTATCAGCCTCTCCACCAATTTTGATTACTGTTGGAATATGGCCAGCAACGGCCTCATTAAAATCCTCGATAGCAACTAGTACTACGTTAAGGTCTGCGATTTGTAGGTCTAGAAGTTGAGTTTCTAGTTCTGCACGTTCTGTCATTTTTGTTTTTCCTTGTATATTGGGGATAATTCCCCGATTATGGACCACCAGGATCGCCCGGGTCTCCTGCTCCTGAAGAGCCTCCGCTTAAACCAATAGTAAATGTATTACCTACTACATTTGAGGCACTTGAGGTGTTTTTAATAGTGAAAGTTGCTGATGCCCCGGCTGCGCCTCCTGCTTCAAGACCGCTAACGTATAATACTGCTGTAATAGTTAATGTATCAGAAGCAGATACGCTGGGGATTGATATGGTACGGCTTATACCAGTAGTTTGTCCGGCTGAAAGTCTTTGCCAAGTACACCCATCAACATAAGAACCATTTCTAAAGATTTGAAACTCGAAATCCGCGGAATAACCGGAGGAAGTATTTACCTCTCCATTAGTAGTTTCAAAACTTAAAGTAATTGCACTAGTATTACCAGTCACTGTTAGAGTTTCTGTATCTGAAATTTCATCAGTTCCAGAAGCGCTAAGAGATGGGAAATCAATCCAATTCGGCACTAATGCCATATTTTTAGAGTAGAAGTCAGTTGGCATTACTACACTTCCGGTTCGCTTACCCGCTAGACGTCTTACAGTAGCATTTGTAAGTTCTAGCGGGAGCGAAACTCCTGTTTCAGTTGAAATAGCAGCAAGTGTAATATTACCGGAGGCAGCTAAAGTCATTTTGCCTCCAGTAATGCTACTCGCTTACGTAATTCTTTGACTTCAGCAAGCAGGGCATAAGTAAAGCCAGCAAAGTCAACGGTTAGAATTGGTGTTCCATCGTGGAACTTTGTACCGCCTTCGTGAACTAGAAGAGCTGCCGGAGTATTTAGAACTTCTTGAGCAATAACACCCCATTGACGTGTCCCATCTTTAATGAATGAGTATACGTTTGTTGCATCAATTACTTTACTAAAATTAGTTAGAGGTTTAATTTCGCTCTTAAGTCTGAGGTCTGATGTAGCGGTAACAGTTGCGCCTTGAATGGCGCCACCTGTTAGGATACCTTTGTCAGCAATGGAACGAAGCCATGTACCGTCAGTCATATTCCAACCGCCGTTATATGTTTCGCAATAGAATCCGCCAGTGCCTTGAGCACGGAAGTAGTTTCCGGAACCGGAGTAGAACTCTACACCAGATATATTGCCATTAGTCCAAATACCATTGCCAATAGCTGTTTGGGTTGTGCCACCCCACTGGACTAGAAGCTGGTGTCCGAGACCAACTTTAGATTGCGGGTTATTGCCCGCGCCGCCGTAATCAGGGTTATAAGACCATGCAAGACCATAGAAGCTGCCGTAGTTAGTGCTAGCACCACCTGCTGGAAGAACATATGACGCACCCATAGCCCAAATACCTTGAGTATTAGTTGGGTCATACACACCTACCGCTTGACCGCGTACAGTATCATACTGGTTATTGCGAACAGAGTTGTGAATGGTTCCAAGAGTACCATGAGACCTAATTATAGGAATACCAGCAGTAGATGAATTAGACATTTGTAATGTCCAGTTGCCAGCACTATCCAAGAAGCCGTGATAGTTGCCGTTATCTGCGTAAACACTAGCGCGATCTATGCCACCGGCCGTATACAATCTAATACGTGCGACGGTACTTCCAGTACTCAGTGTTGCTCCGTCTCCGCTGGAACCTAAGTTCCAATGTGAACCAGATGTTGATGAATAAATGCCGCCGCCAAGGCTATCAAACCAGTTAGCCGTTAGATAACCCCCGGCGTTTCTAACTGCTACTGTGTTTATAGTAGCGACCATAGACGATTGATAACCATCTAGAAGGTCAGCATCTAGGCCAGAACCAGCCCCATCGTTCCCATCATTCCAGAACTTTTTCCACCCTTGACGAGTACCGTTCTGAATAGTTTGGGTGTAAATATCTCCAACACCAGCGCCAGTCATACGAATAGCTAGTGTATTACTGTAATACGTTAGTGGGTCACCATGTGACATTCGTATAGTATTAAACCACTCTCCATCTGGTGCTTCAGTAATACCTAGAGCCGAAGATTGCCAGTATTGTAGCGCGTTGTCTGGGGCATCCCTAGTTGAGGCTACGAAGCTTGACCCGCCGGATAGAGTTCCGTAAAAGTTTGTAGCGGTTACGTTCACAAATGTTGGAGACGCATCAGTTCGCACAGACTGGTTTAGATAAGATGAAAATTGGTAGCCATCCCACAAGTCAGCATCTAGGCCAGACCCGGCGCCATCATTAGCATCGTTCCACATCTTGCGCCATGCACTAGCACTTGCAAACGCTCCGTCACTAACTCCAGAACCAGAACGCCACCACATATTAGCGTCATTATAGTTCATATAAATTTGTGACATAGTGTCAGAGCCGCGGATAACCAGCATATTGCTATAACCACCGTACCCAGAAGGCCCATTAGTAACTGTAGGCCCAAATCGGTAGAACCCTGAATCAGTAACTGTGTTTAGGTTAACTGCATCAGAAAGTCCAACATATTTTAACGTGAAAGCTGCTGCTTGATTTCCGTCAAGTAAGTCAGCATCAAGCCCAGAACCTGCACCATCATTACTACTATCCCAAACAGTTCTCCATGCTTGCCACGTTCCTCCATTTTTACCGCGAATAGCAATTTGCCCAGTACGGTAGTCACCAAAGATTTGGTGCTGCCAGTCTGTGCTATATGCTTGGGTGTAAAGTGCGCCGTCAGCCTGTCCAAGAATAGATATACCAGTAACATAACTGATACCGTTTTTTGCAAGCGTGTCTGCCGCTACTGGAGTCAAATTGTTACTATTAGAAAAGTCACCAGCATGAACAACTTTGTTACCATTTATTTGTATGCCCGCCGCATTGGTGGCGAGCCACGCGTTGGTGTTAAGACCCCATGTTACACCAGCAATACCGCTGATATGGAAGCTCATGTAAGCGGCACGGTTACCATCACCATTGTAAATTTCTAATGCGGAGTTAGTATAGCTGTTAGCATAGATATCACCTGCACTAGTTCCTGCGGAAGATGAGAAAGTCTTGCGCCCGCTTGCAGTTTGTACTCCTGCAAGTTGCATAAATGCATTACTATTAATACCATCAAGAAGATCAGCATCTAAGCCACTACCAGCACCGTCATTGCTCGAGTGCCAAATTCCACTGCCATTAACTGTAGGAGTTGCAGCAAACGTAATAATTTTTGATGCATCCCAGGTGTACAGCGGGCTTGAACCACCGTAGTCTGTCATTAGGGACATTCCACCAATGGTTACATCGTTAGCATTGGTTGCGGTACGTTCAATAGTTATTCTAAAATGTGGATAAGTGCTGGAAGGTGTTCCAGTCATCTTATGTGTAATATACCCGGGCCAAGTAGAAGCCCAACCTGAAGTATAGTACGGAAGCCATGTAGCCCCGGTTTCTGACTTCTCAAAGATGAATCGAATACTATTGCCGTTTGTCGAGCATGCCGCAACGAAGTTATCAGTAAATATGTAGCCAATAGGGCTCCAAGTAAATCTAACTTTTTGAACAGAAGATGGGATATTGAATCCGCCCCACTGATTACTAATCATTCCCTTGAAAATTGAGGTTGGAATAGTGATTGAACTAAAGTTTGTCCCGTCAGTGGACCAAGTAGCTGTGGTAGGCGGCGTGAACGCTAAACGATCAGTAACAATACCGCTTAGTGTAGTAGTGCTGGCACCAAACCACGAGGCCATATCCATTGTTGGATTCAGGACAGATTGTGTATAGTTATCTTGCGTGAATATGCGGCTCGCAGTCACATCAGCAAATGTGACGTGATTGTTGAGACGGGCGAATGCTGAGCTATCGTACCCATCCAGAAGATCAGCATCCAGACCAGAGCCAGCACCATCATTGCCAGAAGTCCAAATCGTATGTCCGCCAGCTGTGATAGAGGGAGAAGAAAATGTAACATTTCCAGTACCTCTAGCAATTCGAAAACGCTCTACTGGTGAACTATTATCATAAGATAGGAACACAAATGCTCCGCCCTGGCCGGCACCACCACCTGTGTAGGTGCTGGTAAAATAGGTGGTGTCGCCGTCGTACGCCATTGAGCCGAACTGACCAAAAGAACTTGGACGATGTACGTTGATACCGCTTGTTCGCGCATCAAATGTAGCTGTGTTGTATATTGTGAGCGCACCGTTTGGTACATTCGTTCCGATGCCGATTTTACCAGACGATTGAATCGACATAGATATTGCGCCGCCCGAAGTAAAGTTCAGACGAGTACCAGAGCCCCAGTAGATAGCAGCTTCGCCGGAAGATTGGCCGATGCCGACAGTACGAACGGCCGTTCTATATTGAAGACCACCATCGGTATTTGCACCGACCACATCAAGAACGGCACTTGGAGTAATCGTTCCAATACCGACATAGCCCCCCGTGGGGTTAAGAGATAGGAATCTTACGGCACCAGCAGCATCAGCGTACGATCGAATTTCGCCGTAAGCTGAACCAGCGTTTCCTGCCATATAAGTGCCACCAGCAGCATTATAGCGAGAAGGGCTTCCGATGGCATTGAAAGCGTTAGCAAATACGTTGCCGGCGACTTCAAGCTTATCACCTGGTGACGTTGTACCAATACCAACATACCCATCATGACTAAGACGGATACGTTCAGTTGCAGTGCCGTTACTAACTGTAGAGATAGTTCCATATGCGCCGACACCCTGATTTATGCCGCCACCTAATTGCATACCATAATTGTCACGAGCTACGCGAATATTACTTGCAACCGAGGCCCCACCAGAAGCTTTATCGATATGAAGTTCGGCGCTTGGTGATGTTGTACCAATACCAAATCTTCCGTTGTCTTTAAATACTGCCAGCTGAGCTGTAGACGCGTTCCAGATTACAACTTCACCACCAGAAGGTGCTTGAATATAAGTTTGTGGAGTACCAGCACCAGAGTAATATCCAAGTACGCCTCCAACAGGATTAGCAGTGTAACCAGAGCTAGTGACCATTATTCTGCCGTTGACGTGCAGCCTCTCGGTTGGTGCAGTTGTGTTGATACCAACGTTGCCGTCTTTCTTCAAGTAAAGTTGATTAGTCCTGTTACTCCACGTCCCCAGTACAAGATCGCCCTCTGTGAGGAAGAAGTTGGTATAGATGCTGGAAACGCCGCCTGTCGTAGCATTACCGTGTATAGTCAGGAAGCTGCCAACGGTTCCACCACCGACTTGGAGACCCGTCGTGACACTGTTGGCAAGACGAATGTCCAACGCACCAGCTGGTGCAGTTGTTCCAATACCAACGAGACCAACGCTTGAAACCGTTATCGAGGTGGCAGCATTACCAAGACCTGCACCACCATAATCATTTGTAAGGTATATATTTGAGTCACTAGCCTTACTGCCAAGACGCAGCGAAGCGGCTCCAGCTTGGTGTAGCTGAAGTGAAGTTTCTACTCCGGTATTTTCGGCCCCATATAATGTAGCAGCGCTTCCAGTATTATAGCTTTGGAAGCTACCTACGCGAAGTCGGCCATTAATATTAACTCTTTCATCGCCAACTGGTGCAGTAGCACCAATTAATAGTTTGCCATCGACATTAACGCGTAGACGTTCTAAAGTTGCACTAGAGGTCGGTACAAACTGATTGATTGCAAAATAACCTGCGCCACTTCCGTCACCTGAGTAAGTTGCTACAAGCCCAGAACGGTAATCAGCAACAGGAACAACGTGAATACTACCAATAGCGAAGTTGCCAGACGAAGCTTTAGCGCGTAAAGCTAAACCTGCTTGAGCACTTGCTGAACTTGCACTAAGTATTTGAGTCCAGGTTGAGGCATGCAGATCGATTGCACTAACCGAAGCGTCCGAAACAAAAGACCATGTAGATATAATAGTAGCTGTTTCATCTTTACGTGGAAAGGCTACGGCATGATAGCCATCTAGAAGATCGGCATCAAATCCTGCACCAGGATTATATTGAGGTATATTTATTGCATACGAAAAAACTGGAGACGATTCATTACCTGAATAATCTACTGTGGCCACCCAATAATAAAGATCTGTTGAAACAGTTTTAGAATGATTATATTTATACACGCCACCTTTTGGCGCAGAAGTTGCTAATACAATTAAAGGGTTAAATATTGGACTAACTGTGCCACCATATATTTTTACATGGCTATAATCTAAGTCAGTAGGGTCAGTCCATGTAATAGTAACTTCTTTTGATGTGGAACTACCGAAAGCAGATAGTCCTGTTACAACTCCTGGAGGTGTAACGTCACCATTTGCTACAACGGAATTAGAAACAGGGCTCCAACTTCCAGATCTTAATCCGTTTTTATTGGATCCTTTTACTCTTATACTGTACGTTAAAGGGCTAGGCTTTATTTCAACTTCGAAGTTTTTAATAGACGCAACTGGGCTGCTAATTACCCAAGTTGTTCCATTATTGATTTCAATATCATACGTAGTAGCCTCCGTCACCGAATCCCAACTACCAGACAGATATGATTTAACAGTGCCGTCTTTAGCTATAAATGTAGATAAGCTAATTACTGGAGCATTAGTAATACTTGCAATTGTGCCAACGCTTGATGGGGCCGAACCCTCTACGCCTATGCTACTTGGGTGAAATGACGAAAAACGCATATTTATTCGATCCTATATCTAATCCAGTAATATTTAATTACTATTGAATCGGATTGCACTACGTCAATATATGAAGTAGCAGTTGAAGGTAGTGTCGCAATAAGAGAGGCCGTTACAATTGGCAGAGTTAATCCACTTGCATTGGTAAAGCCTGTAAGTCCTGCACCGTCTAGTGATTCGCTTAAAGTGAAAGTGGTACTAGTTGGGGCAGTCTTAATATAATAAGTTTTATTATATTCTAACCCATTTAATGCGGTCTGGCTGGTGATCTTATCATTCAGCGCGAAACCGTGGGCCGCAGAAGTTGTAAATGTGTTTCCACCAGAAATTGTTGTGATCGTTCTATTAAGAGTCGATTGATTTGAACGGAATATTTCTAAATACACTGTCGAATCATTAGTAACCGTATTCGCCCACTCAAGCTCAATGGCGCCAACCATGGCATCCGCGTCACCAATTTGTGTGGCAACAAGGTTGCCAGGTAGGATTGTTGAAGCGTTCGCTGATTGTCCCGCCGCCGAACTAATGCGCCTAATGTTGCTGATAAGGTAGAACTTATCGTCGTACTCTTCGGCAACAATATCTACAGTTGCATTCTCGTTGTGCGCTAGGTTAATGATTCTGAACTTCTTATCAACCCAATCATATTTGTCGTGCTGAAGTTGAATTACGCTACCTGCAAGAAGCAGAAGTCCTTTAGGCGCTACATTTAAGTTAATAGTTAATCCGTATCGTGACTTAACCAAGAATTTATCGGCCAGCATTCTAGCATTGTAATAATTTGTAATTCCTGGGATTGATACGTTACCCTTCTTAGGTACGTTTCTATCCGCTTTCAGGAACTCGGAATTGAAGAAGCTAATGTTTCGACCTTCAAACTTGTTGGAAGGGTCGGCATAGGCAACAGTTAGAGAATTAAACGCTTTTCTGATTCCCTCGTCGGATACCTGAATTTTTCCGATAATATCATCTATTGTAAGGTTTCTTACATCATTCGCTAAAATTGGAGGCTCTGAAACTTCTACATCAAGATGATACTTACCGGCTGAATAGCGTAAAATACCGCCAAAGTGCTGAAGCATGTTGTTCAAATTGTCTGAAATGGGCACCGAGGTATCAATTGATAGGTTGCCTTGGTGTCTAGTAACATATCTCTGATCGTGTGCGTCCCACCCAAGATACCTCCAGTAGTCTACTCCATCTGAATCGTACAGAGAGTATCCTGAAATCAGTTGATCTTTGGTATTTACATCTCGTACTGGATTACCAGCTGCAAATAAGGCTAAAGTTGCTGGGCCAGCGCCTGAGATTTTGGTAATATTTACAGAAGACTGAAATGCTAATCCTCCAGAAGTGTCGGATAAGTGCACTGGGCGGGTCGTAATAGTTCCAGCGCCAGTAGTCAAATAGAGTCTATCTTCTTCGTAAACGAGAGTCCCTGATTCATAAACTTTCCAACTACACCATTTATTTGCCAGCTTACCTATACATTCAGTAAATCTGATGTGTCCAGTTTTCCAGCTCTTAACCTTACCTTGCCACTTCAGTGTACCGCTCGTAAATGTGTACACATCTCCCACAGCGAGCGCTCCGAAGGCTGTAGCAGTCTTAATTGTAACATCGGACTGTGCGTCACATAAACGAGCACTTTCCAGCCACGAAGGAAGGTATAAGTCTTTGAAAGGATCTAAGCCCTTACCGTAGCGTACAGACTTGATGTAATCAAGTGTCTGAATAGCAAAATTAATGCTAACACGAGAATCGGGATAACGAGGAACAATATCGTAAGTATCACCCACAGTAGGAATAAAATCCGCATCCCAAATTCCGCTGATCGTCGCAATGCGTGTAGTACCGTCATAGTCTACGATATCCTTTCTTTGAACAAGCTGTTTGCCTGTTGCTGCATCAAAACGAGTAAGCACAATTTTATATCCAACGTAGTAGTTATCTACTGCGGAGGCTGCTACTGCTAATTTGATGGTGTTTCTTGAAACAATTGTTGGCATTAATATAATCCTGTTGTAAACCCGGTAGCGGTAATATCACCAGTCATCGTGGAATCCCGGAAGATAGTTCCATCATCGTCAAACACTGACACAATAGGACCGGTTCCTCCAGTACCGCCAACGGTTAAGGTCGGCGTTGTGGGGAATACCACTGTAACGTCAACGTCTGGGGTTGTGGGCGGGTCAAAAGTAGTTACTGTTGTACCAATCAGCTCAGGAATCGTTCCTGAGTGCAATACCCAGTTAAACGTGTTCATAGTCCAAACATTACCACTTTTAGTCATAGTAAATGTTTTTGTGGCAGGAATTCCATCTACTTTACCCAGTGCTGGGTCTGCGCTAAATCTAAAGCGAGTTTCAATTACACCATCTGGACGTGCAAATGCCCACTTATCGATAATTTGAACAGTTTGTCCAGTACTAAGAACAACCGTATCTCCTAGTAGGAAGTTGTTTGCATTTTCGGAAGTCATACGCTCATCATGCGCATAGCTTTCGTCATAATTATAGCAATCTAGAACACGACCACGTGTCACAAACTCTAGGTCTGGAACTGTAGTCTCGCCTTCTTTAATTACGACCTTAACAACAACGTAAGCTGTATCCAATAGACGGTGGTTCGGCCCCCAATACTCAGAAGTATCGCTACCTGTCCAATAATCATTTTGAACTTTAAAGTTCTCAGCTTTAGCTATTTCAACAAGGTTAGAGGCTGCAAGTTGATCTTCCGTGCCAGAGAAGAAATCTATTGTAATTTCTTGTGGTGCGGTTAGCTTAATGCTTTCGCCGCCGATAACACCTTTACCAGTTCCATCCGCTGCTTGGTTAACACTAGGAGAAACATAGTTAAGATAGTCTACGATTGAGTTACGGTTGAAATCATGGTTCCATACGTCTCGCAAGTCATCGGTGTCATAGAAAGGAAGGGTAGTACCGCCCTGATTGGAAGTACCGCCTAAAACATCTCCTCTATCTGCGCGCCCACGGCATATTAGATCAACAGTACCTTCCGTATTCTGAATACTCCGCGCATCTGAATCTTCTTGATTATTACATATAAGAGATTTGCCATCAATTAGAACATCGTATAGTCCGCCAATTTCACCCTCAGCCAAAGCGTATACCATATAAACAGTGGAACTATCTGTCTTTAGAGTATCGGCAAATACTGGGGTGCCAACTAAGGTACGCACTCCGTAAATGATTGGAATACTTTTTGCTTGTAGTTGGAAGTCTAGCGCAGTATTACGCTCCTCCGGAACCGTTGTAGTTTTGATTTTTACTTTTGTGCCAATACCAAGGAACCCGCGCTTTGTTCTAACGGTAATTTTATCTACCATTACTGTATAGCTAGCTAACAGGTTAAGGGATGTTTCGGAGTGGATGAATCCTTTGTCATACGCATAAATTGGTTTAATGGCAGAATCCGGTTGTGGATTGCCATTCTGATCTAGTGCGCGATGGAATTCATCGGATGTAATACGCCCACGTACTTGGGCGAAATCACCCCAGTGACTTGTTAGACCCCATTGAACTCTAATTCCGCTGTCATCATCTTCGAATGTTACATTCGTAATAATACCACGAAATAGAAGTACTGGTCCAACTGTACCACTCACGTCAGGAGTGGCACCAACAAGAGCTCCGTCCTGGAAATAAGCACGGTAGATGTATACTTCGCGGTTAATAAACGAGGCATAGTCAGTAGCATTTTTATTTACTAATACGCTAAGAATTTCTTCGGAAGCAAGTGTTGCTGTAATTGTAGCTGTGCCAGTTGTTAGTTCGTCATCAATTTTTGTTAGACGAACTACTCCGCTGGCACGAAAACTATGTATATTAAATGAACCGGTACGTGCGCCGGATAGGATAATTTTATCCCCTTCACGGAAGCCGTTCGCGACTAAGTCTACAGTCCATTGCGTGTCCCACACTCCGGCAGAAACACTTGTGATTACCACCGAACCAGTTACGCTACCGCCAATACCATTGGCGTCTAAAGTAAGTGTGCATGAGTCTGCCTTGGCCTCTACAGACTCTTGGAAACTAGATACCTTTAGTACCTTATTTGCAATATAAGTCTGTGCACCATTTGCAACACCATTTAGATCAGTACTAAGGTCATCGAAGATTACGTCACGACTGCCATCGGTTAGGTAGGTGTAGCGCTCTGCCGAAGTCGATACCTTGCCAGAAAGAGCATTTGGGCGACTTGGGCGTTCAAATTTGATAAGGTGCGCATACTTAAAAGGCGCATTGCTTGTAAGCAGCGCCTTTAAGTCAGTATGAATTACTCTTTCAGTTTGCATTATGGGAGAATCTCTTCAAGGTTTAGCTGGAACTGGAATAGGTTGTCAGTCGACAGCTGATACTCTAATACATCGGCTTTTTGAACTACACGCATTGCTGGGTTAATCCAGTTAATTACCGAGTTATCCGCTACTGCTCGTACTAGTGGTGGATGGATATGTAATCGCATCTGGCTAGTAGTTGGTTGTGTAGTACCGACTTGATATAGCGCGTAAGTTTCTACTCTAGTAACACGGTAAAACTTAAGATGATTTACATCTGTAGAATCCGTAATCGTGAAACAGTCCATTGGCGCAGCATATGCAGGGAACGTTGTAGGTGTGTCAATAAGCAATGTTGAAGAATCTGCTACATGCGCACCAACCGTTCTAATAACCTCGCCTTCTGCGTGAGTAGCGAAAGTAGCATTACTTGGTCGGCTATGTTGCGGTAGGACCACAAAGAAAGGGTTTAACCTTCCATTGTGTGCTTCCAGAAAACTTACGATCGGGCTAAATTGAGCCTTCTTCATCGGGTTATACGAAATGTTTATTTCCCAGTGATGTGCGCCGGACGTAGCATGAATACCGCGCCCGCTTAGCGTGCGAGAAACTTGCACAGGCAAATTTGAACTCATAGACACACTGGCGAAGCCGGCAGCAGTGCTGCCGGCTCCAACCGAACCCGCGTCACTTACAGTGAACGTAGGGTCTGGTAAACGATTGTTAAATGTTGCAAAAGTTGCCATGATATGTCCTAGTTGAATAATAATTATATACACATAATTATTAAATGTCAATCATAATTTTGACCTAAATTATAAGCGGCCAACATTAGGTTTATTGTATACTTGAGTATTCACATTCTCTAAGAAAGTCTGCCCGCTATTGTTTGCAGCTTCTCTTAGCATAGTAATTAGATTACCGCGTTGTCCGTACAGTATTTCTTCAACGCCCTTTGCATCAAGTGCTTGAATGTTGATGTTAACTGGTGGAAGCGCGCGCTGCGAACCCTCGTTATCGTTAGTTGGACGTACTGTGATTGGAGTGTCTGGAGTAATGGTTTCCGGACCATGCTCTCCAACTACGAAGGCGGTGTTGCCATATCCTCTTGGCATAGCTCCACCATAAGCAGAACCAATTAGAGAATAGTTAGCAGAACTTGTACCGCGCCCACGTGCACCTCTTAGGTACCCGATTTCTCCTCCGGCATTGGGGTTATTCTTTGCCAGATCGACACCGTCGCCTCGTTTGCCTATGGATATGCTAGAGGGTGCGGACACCGACGCTGTGGAGGCAGCACCACCACCGTACGACGTTCCAGCAATCATTGCTATTTGGGCTGCACCTAATGCTCCCATAGCCACAGCCATTCCGATATTGAAAGGACTGCCAGGGAACGGAGGAGCTGCTAGCGCGCCTACTACCGCTGCGGCAGTAGACATTACAGCTTGTGCAATCATAAGCTTTTTGTTAACTTCAAAGGCTTTACGTGCAGTCGCATCTTTCTTCTTTTCTAGTGCAGCAATTTTTGCCACACTGTCGGCTGATTTACCATCACGTTTCTGCTCTGCTGCAATTTCCGCATCTATTCCAGCAATTTTAGATGCGCTAGCTGCTGCTAGTGCTCCTTGAATGGTAGATAATGCTGCATTTGCTACCTGAGCCCCCGCCTGGAATTTATCGGCGATGCTTACGTCTTTTCCATTGAATACTGCAAATGCAGATTCCGCGGTAACCGCAATTAAAGATAGCCCTGCCACAAGATTTTTCATTGCCTCGCCGTCGGGGCCAAGCTGATCAAATCCAGCAAGAATTTCAGTTATTCCTGCATTATACTGCTCCACAAAGTCTGCAATAGGAGTATTTAGGACTTGAGTTTGGGCGGGGGTTGCGGACGACACTGCTGCGGATTTATCGCCTTGAACAATAACATCGTTAAGTTCCGAAACTCCGGCAGCAATAGCTGCCGGTATTACAGAAGCTAAAGTCTCGGTTACGATTGCGGCCCCAGTAGGTATACCGTCGCTTACTGCCTGAATCATCCCAGAAGCAATATTGTTAGTAGTTGCTGCACCTGCTTGCTCCATAAGCGCCGCTGCTTCTGCGTAGCGAGTAAATCCGCGGGCAAACTCAACATGCATATGGTTAAAGTGGCCTTCAGTTTGCCATAGTACTGTTGCACCTAAAGCTCTGAATTCTGCCGCTAATCTATCGTACTTAGCTTTTTCAGCCGGGTCGGTAGACTCACCAGTGCCAGGGCGAGAGTATAGATCGACGCCGCGACCTTCATAATGCGCATTGCCAGCATGGCCAGCAACTAACTTACCTGAGGCATCTCTGCGGCGTGCAGTTACGCTACCTGTTTGTACACTTTCGTGCGCATTTACACCTACTTCTGCTGCTCTTGCAATTACCCAGCGTATCGCGGCATCAGCAGAAGCTAGATTCGGTCCACCCGTTGTTGAGGCTGTCGCTGGTGCGATATCAGATACTCCAGAAACAACTTGTCTTAACTTATCAAGCGCAGCTGTTAATGCCACATTAGACTCTGTTAAGTTAGGTACAGCAAGTGCCGATGGATCTAATGTATTTGGAAGAACAGTATTAATTGGCTCACCAGTAGCGGAGTAATTTATGGCAGTATTAGCTGCCGAACGTCTACGGGCCTGTAAGTTTGCTACATCTGCAATCCTACTGCCAGGATTTGAGCCTCCTTCACGTCGTGAAGCAATGTTAAGAGCTAGCCCTGCGTTTTCTACTCCAATTATAGCGGCCCTTCTAGCTAACAGTCTTGAACCTTCCGTGTTAGCAGAGGTTAGATTAGTGATAATTGCATCTAACTGGTCTGTTTGTTGGCCAGTTAAGCCTACTATTTCTCTTCTTTGCTCCAGTTCTGCTAGCATTAATACGCGCTGCGCATCGAGCAATGAGAACTCCAGATCAATCATAGCTAGTTTAAGCTCTAAACCGTCTACAAGTAGCTTGTATTCAAGTTCTTTAGCCTCTAACGAACTGGCTTCTGTATAAGCTTCTGAATCGGCAATTCCTCTTTCTCTACGCGCTAATGTTGTGCGTAGCGTGGATTGCTCTTGCTCTAAGCGTAGTAGCTTATTCTGTTCTTCAACAGCTTTTTCTATATACTCAAGCGATTGTTTTTGCCACTCTAGACCTTCTTTTCTAATGTTGAAGGAAGCTAGCTCTAATTCCTTAAGTCTCGCAGCGCTGTCTAGGCGTTCATTTTCTCTTGCCTGCAGAATTAACGTATCGTTTATTCTAGTTTGGAATAGAGCATCGGCTGCAATATCGGCAGCGCCTGATGTTCTTCTAGCATTTGCTTCTGCTCGCTCAGCCGTAATATTAGCAATAACTACAGCGTCTTGAACACGTTTTTTACGCAGCTCTTCCGCCGTGCTAGCTCTTTGTAGAGCTAATTGCTCCATGAGAGTGCCATTTAATCCATTTTGAATATTGGAAATTTTAGCGAGATTTACCGAATGTTCAAATTCTACAGCTCGTGTAGCTTCGGCTAGATTATATAATTCCGTAGCTGTCTTTAATCTTGCTGTCTGAATTTGGGCGTCTTTTTCTGCTTGAGTTACTTGGCTAATGGCAATAGCTGCGATTTGGTTTTCTAGAGCCAGTTGGGATTGTCTTGCTGCTGCAATACTTCCTGTGGCCGACTCTATGCTATCTAATTGCGCTATAGCCGTATTACCACGCTCTATTTGCTGGTCGATAGCAGTAAGGTCCCAATCAAGACCATCATGCTTAGAATTATAGGTTTGATATAGGATTTTAAGTCTTTGGTTCTCTTGAATATTGGCTTCTAGTAGAGTTCTATAAGCGGCATTATCCATGCCTTGGATTAGTTGGAGTATTTTTAACCGATCTATAAGAGCTTCGTTCTTTTCTATTTCTGTGTCTAAAATGGTTTTTTGAACGTTTAATCTGGCTATCTCTAGTGCTTTAATCCCATTCTCAGCATCGATTTGTGCTGCTACTCCTTCTGCTGTTAAAGCATTGTCTCTAGAGTGCACGCTTAGCAAAGCTTTAGCAGTATTTATTTGTCCTTGTAATACAATATCTTGACTTTGAAGAATGGCCAGTTTTATATTTTGAGCTTTGATCTCTTCTCGAACAACAGACAAATTACCTTTTCTTAGCTCAAATAATTTTTTTGCCTCAGCTAAGTCTGTCGCATAAGTTGCAGCTCTTTCATTTTCAGGTTGCAGTTCTAACCTTCTTAGTGCTGCAATAGAAGTCTCTAACTCTTTTAAGCCATTAAACGCATCAGCAGAAAGAGTATTTCTTGTTTTTTCACCAATAGAAGTTAATATAACCTGCCAATCATTTGCCACTGCTATACCATTAGCGGTTGCGCCAGTTAAGGCATTAATTGAAGATACCACCTTAGAAGATGAAGTTACTAGGCCATCAAACGGAGTTTTTGTAGATGCTGCGGCTAAATAAGCTACATAGGCATTTTCTAATTCAGTTAGGCTAGTAGTTAGATTTTGTACTAACTCTGCTGCTCCAGCAGATCGTCGCCCGATTTCGGCAATTATTTTAGGCAATCTTTCATTGATCTCAGCCCGACTTAAATCATCGATCCCGCCGTAAAGGTCTATTACGTTATCAGTAACTTCGGGTAGCAGTCTATTCATGCTATCCAATGTATTTAGAGCTGCTGGGTCGTCTAATTGTCCGTCGCCCGCTCCAATTCTATTTAGAATTTCCGAGTTTCTAGCTACTCCGGCAGTTCTAGAACGGACAGCCAGTCTACCTACTTCTAATTCTGGGGTCAGGGTCTCTATAAAAGATGCTGGTTTACTAGATAGCGCCCCTCGCCCACCCGGTGTACCATTTGCAAGTTGAGCTTCTGCTGCTTTTTTTGCTTCGTCTGCGACCCGCTTATAAGTATCAGCCAGCTCGGTAGCCGCGTTGCTTTGTATAATAATTTGCTGAGCAACTCTAGCTGCTGCCGAAGCCTGGCTATCTCTTACCTTTAGCAGGGCTTTCTCTTTTTCAATAGTATTTTCAGTTATTGCTAAAACTTCTTTCAGAGCCTTTTCTCTTCTTTTCATGCTTTCTGGCTTCAGGAAAGAATCCCAAAGCTGCACAAGTACCCCTATAGCAACGACTACCATGCCTATATATGGAATTGCTGCTAAAAGTGCAGCCCCCAACATTTTCAAGCTTAGCCCAAACGCATAAGCTGCAGTTCTGCCAGCAACCATGGTTCGTTGGAACAGGGTTGTAGCTCCAGTAGCAACCATAGTTTGCTGAGCATAGGATAGTATACTGGCCTTAAGGAATGATACGGATTGTCCGAAATTTAAAGAAGACGCCGCAGCTACAGCATTAGATGCCGTTTGTGTAGTGGTTGCTTTATGATTTGCATGTAGAGCCTGTGTTAGTTCTACCGTAACTTCACGGTGCATTCTGATAGATGCCCGAGCCTGTTCTCGTATTGTGGCATTACCTGTTAGTGTATTGCTGTGAGCTTTTTCAATTCTTTCCGAATTAGCAATAGCAACCGCATTTCTTTCCAAAGCTTTTGTATAGTCATCAACACCTGCAGCATCGCCTAGCTTCTTAATAGGGTTTAGATAGCTTGGGTTTTGGTTGAATTCTAGAATGTCTTTTTGCTCTTTTAAGGCAGATTCTTTAGCATCTTTGGCAATGCTTGCGGCTTTATCAGTAATACTTAGAAGCCCAGGTAGTAGCTGTGACTTAAGGGTAGATAAAAATAGTACACCCGCGCCTGCTAAAGCAGTCATATTGTTTGCGAAGAACCCAGCAATATTTAAACCGCCAAGAGCATTGACGGTGTTTAATATATTCTTTGCTAGGTCCGCAAATGTCGCTGCTAATTTGTCATAGTTCTTTAGATTGCCAGCAGCATCCGAAACACCACCAAACTTAAGCTCCCCTTCGGCCATGACAGCATTCATAAAGCCTTGTCGCTTTTCAAGCGTAGTTAGGGAGGTTACTGGCTTACCAAGTTGTAAAGCATAGGCAGCACTAGCTTCTCCCAGACGTGTCATTAGGCCAAGTTCGTCCAGAAGTTCTGGTTCAAGCTTAATGACACCTCGAGTAAGACGATCCATAGAATCGGTCATATCTCGACCAAGAGCCAGAGACACGTCAGATGCTAGCTTACCAATTTTTAATACGGCATCGCTCTTGAATCCGGCAGAAGTAATCTGCGCGGTAGAGCGTAATGCTTGCTCCGTGCTAATAGCATTATTAGTTACCTCTCTTAACCCTTTTGCAACAATACCAAGGCTTTGACCGCTGCGCGCACCTAGAACCTCAAGACCGCGCGTGATTTGCTCAACCTGCGCAGCACCCTTGAGTGCGTTAAATGCCGCGGTGACGGCGAATACGTTAGCGGCGAGAGTAGCATAAGCACCAACGATACCGCCACCCTCGCCCATTGTACGTGTTC